AGCGTATCTCGGTTTTCATTCATCTTACCATATACCTCGGCGAGGACCTCTTCCTTGACCCAACCTTCGACCTGTTCAGGGAGGGCCTTCAGAGCTCCTTCATTGGCGGCTACCAGAGCCTCCAGCTCAGCGACCTTCTTCTGGAGTTCCGTGATGGTATTCTCCGCTTCCATTTGAGGGTCGTTAGCACCGTAGTCAGGACCCTGTTCGGGAACATTTTCGGATACAGGCTCTGTGGTAGCATCCTCACTTTCCATAATGATGCAGAAATTGTCAAACTCTTCGGCCGACTGGTTCTCATTGAGGTGCATACGAGCCTGGCTGAAGCCGGGAGTACCTACGAGGTCATAGGTGGAGAGGTTCTCCAGGGTCACGTTACCGTTCTTGTCAATACGACCCTGGGCTCGGGAAGAGACGAAGAGGGGGAGACCACCTTCGACGATCTTCTGGGCGAGCTCGCCCTTGGGAGTGTTGAGAAGCTGAATAGTACCGGAGACGACCCCCTTCTCATCGATGTTGATGTCGATAATCTTGTGGGAGATATTCTCCAGGGTAATGTTCATCGTGTCAGGGTGTTCGAGTTCCCCGGGGATACCACCATTCTCCTTGATGCGCTCCTGGAGGATCTTCACACACGACTCATAGTTCTTCTTTTCATAGACGCGGTGGTTGTTATTGCGTACCCCGCATACGCCAAAGGTCCCGGAGAGGGTCATGAGCCCGTCTCTGCGACCAGTTTTGAGATCGCTGACCTTACCCAGCGTCTCGTAGACAAAACATTTATTCATTTAACTATATAGTTGTTTTATATATAATAATTGGTTTATTTTGTTACATAGTTAGTTTTTAGCTTATTAAACACCTCCTTATCCGGGTAAATATAGAGGTTGGAGAAGGTCTTGAAGTCCCCCTCCACAATAGCCTGGCGGCATTTGGTAGCACTAATGTCCTCATCCGACCGGGGGATCTCCACCAGTTCAAACTCCGGGTCTAACCCAGCCTCTTCCCCGTACTTATCCACCATCCTCGCGTAGTCTTTGTATCGATCCGTTCCACAGAACCACGCACGGATGTTTGGAATGGTCTTACCAATCTCGACAATATCCGCGGATTTGACCAGGACGATACGGAATCCCAGCTTTTTCATCGGTTCGGTATATAGGTCGAGGAGGAAACGACTGTCCCAGGGCTTACGCTCATCGGTCTTATTCGTATTAATCATACAAAGGACTGGTTCCAGTCCCTTCCTCTTGGCCTCCAAAATGAGCTTCAGATGACCTTTGGTAAGGGGCTGGAACCGGCCGATGATGATAGCGGGTTTGTTAGCTGCGCTCATAAATATCCCATAAGCGGTCATACATAACCTCCAGTAAGCGATACGTGGTCTGATAACCCTGCATATTTTTTATCTCAGGGAAGTTCTTGTGGATCACAGCCTCATAGTCATTGTCCACCAGAGTCAGATAGTAGACTCCCTTTACCTCAAATCTGTAATCGGCATAGTCTTGAATAGCTTCCACCAGATTACCAAATTCCTCGGTGACCTTCATGCCCTTCTTGTGTTCCTTCTCCACCTCGATTACAAAATCTATAAGAGGTTCCATAAAGTGGTTTATACTCTGGTAGTTCTTTACCACCAATTGTAGGAGCTTCTTCAGCTTGGGACGGTCACTGACCAGAGGCTTGAGCTTACTGACGCACATATTGACGTACTTCTCATAAGGAGCATAATCGCCCTCGTTGATGTAATCACTAATGTTTTTCATAAGGAAATAGTTATTTTTTGAAAGCTTTCATTACTTCTTCGTCGGTGAACTTATCACTCAGAAGGTCATAGACATTCACTTCCTTTACCTTACTGTGATGTTGGAGGGTCTTGAGCGAAGGGAGGTTATTAAGCTCGAGGTGGTCTATATAGGCGGGTAGGCCATCCAGGGTCTCGAGATTCTCACAGTCAATGATAGACAGTCTCTCCACATGGGAATCTTCGGTGAAGAGCCCTTCCAGGGACTTATTCTTGGTACTGATAGTGAGTGTACCTCGCTGCCAACTATATATACTACCCAGATCCGTGGGAATATCATCCACAAACAGGTCTATATCCCCTGCACCTTTGATTCCGTATTTCTCCACCCAGACCTTTTTCAGATTGCCCTTGTAGTGGTATCGGATCCAATCAGCAAGCTGCCGGTTGTATATAAGTTTAAGTTCGTCACTGATACTTTTCATAGGTTTTTCCTTAATAATCAAATAATCTCTCCGAAGGAGCGATTAGCTGACGACTTGTCGTCAGATAATCTCACAGGCTCCACCATTACAAGCTACCGCTCCGAGTTCTCCGGCGGACTTCTCCTTTCTTCCCGACATAATAGCGTGGAAATCAATGTCACTCTCTTCCAGATAGGCTACAATATCGTTATATTCCCGGATAGTCTCCTCGGTGATACTGGTAAAGGGTAGGTTGGGATACGTCCCGGGGTACTTAGGGAGGAAGCTCACCCCGGTATAGAGGTGACTGTTGACATACATCACAGCAGCCACTTCATCCCATTCGTCTTCGGAGACCTCGACGGTACAGCTGACGTTATTGGGTATAGAAGTATGATCCACATTAGGATTGACCCCCTTGTTGACCCAGAAGTGCTTCACCATCCCAATAGTCTTGAGGTGCTCTACGGCCGTGATCTCCGGCTTCATAATGACCTTCCCCGTCACCACACAAGGGAAACTGATGATGTATTCCTTGTTCTCATATTTGGCCATCGGGGTACCAACCAGGGCTTTCCACTCTGGAGAGAGAGCCGTGGTGCGAACGCGTCTCAGGTAGGTCCTGTCGTGGGCCGGGTGGATACCGGGACAGTAGAGATTGAGGATGGTCGTGGCCGACCCCGAAGGCTTGACGGTCGTACAGCGCTTACAAGGGTTGATATTAAGCATACGAGCAGTCTTTACATTCTCCGCAACAACCGTCTCTGCCCCGCGAGTGAGGAGCTTACCAGTCATCAGGTCGGAGGCCATAATACCGGTAAGGCTGACCCCGATAGCTCGGTCGCGCTCGGCAATCATCTTCGTGTTCTCGTGGAGGAACTTAAAGTCGGTGTACAGGGACTGGATAGTAGCTACAAAACTGGCCACGCGACAGAGCTTGAGGAAGAGCTCGGGGCTATCGACCTTCTGACAGTTGATCTCCACCAGATTACAGAAAGCAAAGCCGGTCCCATCCTCACAGACGGGGTTCATAACAATCTCCGCACAGGGGTTGAGGGTATGGTTGTAGCTGTCTACCTTGATGAACCCTGGCTCCCCGTACTGCTTGGTGAACTCCAAAATCTCCTTGTACTCGCCATAGGAAAGGGGTTCTCCGTAGACGGTGAGGATGGAGTTATTAGCCATCGCCAGCTCTCGGTGTTCCTCGTACCAGTTTCCTGTCTTGATCTGTTTCATCCCCTCGTCGTCCTTGTCAAAAAGGGCTATCATAGCCGATCGACGAACGCCACCGGAGATGACGGCAGAGGCAATATGACAGAGGATAGTATGAAGTTCGGTACTCTTCATCTGACGACCCTGGCAGCTGTTGAGGACCTGGCGGATATTTGTCATAGCCGTGATGAGTGGTTCTGGTCCTGGAGCTGTGAACTTACCATCGATGGTAGAACCCGCGGGACGGATCTGACCGTAGTCGAAGGTGGGAATCTTCCCTCCATTGAAGGCACAGTGCATGAGGACATCGATAGCATAAGACCATCCCTCGATACTGTCTTGGACGCTGTAGATCTGGTCCGTGTCGATGAGCTGGGCTACCGCGGGAAGCTTCTGGATATGTTCCTTGTGGAGACTGTAACCGACTCCACAGCCACAGAGAAGGAGGTACATAACCTCAGCAAAGACCCTCTCGCGGTCGATGAGGGTAGAGGAGCAGTTATAGATCTTGGCATGATGCTTGAGGATACCGGAGGAGAAATTGCGACTGGCAAACTGACGAGCTCGCTGACTGCTGAGGAAGAATTTAGCCTTCTCCAATTTCCTCGCTTCCTCCAGCAGTTCCCCTAAGGGCTCATCATAGTAACCCTTGTACTGGAGGAAGAGTTTGTGCATGTCGTAGATACGGTCTACACTCTCCTCCCACGTTTCCAAACTTCCGTCTTCCTTACGTTGGGAGTAGTTCTTGTAGAATACATAGTCTCCGAGATGCTCTAAGCCTGTTTTTATCATATATGTGGTATTATTATCTTCCGAAAAATTTGTGTCGTAGGAGTCGGTTCTGGTCTACCCCGTTGTCCTCCATCCATCTCTGCAGGTGCTCCTTGGTATAGAAGTCGTGGATGAGGAGTTTCGGTTCCAGGGTGAAGAGTACACAATGACTCCGGATGACTCCTCCGTCGAGCACTATCTGGTACTCGTCGAAGAATAGGGGGAATGACCCCGTGGCAGCATCATAAGGACTGATGGTTTGATACATAGTTGAAGTTTTTATAAAGTAAGTATATATCCCCGTAGGGGCTATGTAATATAGGGATGCTTCAGTGTCCCTATATTATATATCACTAAAAAAGGGAGGATTTTTAGTCCTCCCTTTAAGTTTTTTGTGGTGAAAATCTGGTCTACAAACCGTCCTTCCCATCCACGGCAGCAGCAGCGAAGATATCCTTGAACTTAGCCCCGAGCTTCTGCTGGCTCTTGGAGTAGTCAGGGAGTTCCTTCATCGTGATACCCCAGGCCTGAAGCATAGGCTTGAAGGTAGACTCGATCTCCGTCTGACGGGTAGCAGGAGACTTGTCATAGAGCCCCCGGGCAATGAACAGGAACTTGCGCTTGTCTTCCTTGACCTTACCGGCGTACATCTCCAGCATGATATCAAAGACATAGCTCGTGAGCTGGTCTGAACCGGTAGAGATGAGCCAGTCGGTGAGACTCGCATACTCTTCTTCCGTAGGAAGGGCCTTCGCGTGGTTAGCGACGATAAGCTGAGCCAGGGGGAGACTGACGAGGGCAAGATCCTTCTTGGGGATGTTGATACCCTTACCACTGTTCCTCCAAACAGCATCGACAATAGCATCGAAGTTACCGATCTTTCGGATCATGTCGAGGAACGCAAGGAAGCTATCCACGGCATCCGCAGGGACGTACATGTTAAGGGTCATTGCAATGATCTCGCGGGGGAGGTCAAAGATAGTGAAGCCTTCCAGAGTACCGGTCTGAGCATAACAAGCCAGCTCGCGCATAGCATTGGTCCAGGCTCGGGGAGTACACATGAGCTTCGTCTCCTGGTCCATATCCCCCTTTTCATTCGGATCCCAATAGAAGAACTTACCACCACCGAGCTGTTCTGTCTCGGCCATCTCCAGCCACTGGGTGAGGACGGGGGAGATATAACCCTGGGTCTTGGCCCACTTGGCCCAGCTCTTGGCCGTTGGTTCGTAGTAGACTACGGAGAAGCGGTTAGAGAGAGCGTTACCGATATTAGACTGACCGGAGAGTTCGTCTTCGGCGCGGTTAGAAGCGCAGATGATGACCCAACCAGAACCGAGTTTGTACCCGTTGAAACGTCGCTCGTTCACCAGGGGGAGGACTACGTTGAGAACCTGAGCGCTGGCACGGCTGAGCTCGTCGATGAAGAGGAGGCCCTTACCACAGGCAGCGTCTAACTCATTGTCCTTGACAGCATCTCCCGTAGGCTTGTAAACGGGCATCCACGTCTTGGGAATATCGTCGGCCTTCGTCTCCCCACTGACTTCCACGTACTTGGGAAGGGTGAAGTTTTCCGGGGTCTCGTTACTCAGGGTCTTGATGATGAGGTTCCAGTCCTTACCATCAGGGAGGGTGTTGAGAACCGTTTCGAGGATAGCCGTCTTACCGATACCCGGTGCTCCGTAGATGAGCAGGGGGGCGACCTTACCATTCTGCTTGAGAGCGATATTGATTCGTGCTTCCAGGGCAGGGGTGTCTAAGACGTTATACTTGGCTAAGGGGTCTTCGTTCTGTAGTTTCACTTCGTTTAATTCTTTGTTAAAAGCGTTCTCTTCTGCGGTAATCCAACCGAGTTCTTCTAATACTTGGGGGAGCGCCGAGGTTTGTTCTTCCTTGACCATTCGGCGAAGATAGTCGAGGGTGTTACCCTTACCGTAGAGGCTGTAGGCGTCCTTGCGGGAGGTCTTGAAGCCAATGGCTGAGCTCTCCGCTTTACCCAACTGGACAAAGGTAGTGCTCTTGTCAATCTCCCCGGAGCGGTAAGCTTCCCCAGCGGTGATAGGGTTGATAGCGGGTTGGATATGACCTTCGGAGTCCACAGGACACCAATAGGAGCCCTTACCGATCTTGGCCACCCAACCAAAGACCATTTGAACGGCCTTGGCAAACTTTTCCTTTACCACCTTGCCGAGTTCCTTGAGCTTAGCGGTAAAGCTGCCCTCGGACACGTTGGCCATAATAGATGGTACGGATTCTGTAAAATCTGTGATCTTTTTCATTTATATAACGTTATATATCAAGAATACGACGCAAAGTCGCTTCCCTCTGATCTTCCGTGCCACGGATGGTGTAGTAACCGTAGGGACAGGTATAGGGATCATTGAGAAGATCTTGTATATATCCGTCAATAACTCTCTGATACTCCGGGTCGATAGGGCGAACCCCGTCGTCGATAATATCAAACTCAATGGGGAAGTACACGATGAGGGGTTTGTAGTCTACCATCCACGCCCGGATCTCCATACGCATCTGTTTGATGATATCCTTGTACTTCTCCGGATCCTTGTCGTAGAGGAAATAGGTATAGGCCAGGACATCCAGAAACGCTCGGTCACTGATATACTCCTCCTGATCCTCAAAACGAGACTTATACTCGTTCCAAATGATCATCTGGGTATCCAACCCGGCGTTCTTCGTATCCACCCCCTTCTTGATGAGCTCTCTAACGACCTCGGTGATGACTGGATAGTCTTCTCGGAAGCGGTCCAACATAGTCGTCTTACCGGTTCCGTGACTACCGGTGAAGACTACTCTTGGTAATTTCTTTTGTTTCGTCATAAATAGTTCTTAAATGGTCGGGAATACACCCGTCGATTATACTATATATATCACAGCGACAGCTGCTGAATGTTACCTGTTCCTGCACATAAATAATGCGAACCTTGTTGGGGAGGGATTTGATGTAATCCTCCACCGACTTGGTAAGGTCACTCCGGCGAATGTAGAGCTCCAGCTCATCCCCGGGACGGGCCTGATCCAGGGTATCAGGGGTCACCCTGAGGAATCTAATACTATCCGTATTCTCCACACTGGTGAAGGTATTAAAGTCTTCTGTCGTATAGATATACTTATCTGGCGAGTCCCCAAAATTGAAGGCAAAGCAGCTCCCGAGGTTGATTTTGTTCCCCTCGAAGAACCGTTGGTGGAGGTGTCCGCTGATCACCGGGACTTTGGGCATATCCATCGCGATAAGGTCGGTATGGGTGAGGATAGGTTTACCCTTACTATAAAGACCCTCTATCTCTCCGGTCTTAGACCACGGAACGAGGATACAATCGTCTAACTCCACTACCTCTCTCACGATGACCGGTTGGTCCAGCACCATCTCAATACTCGTATAGTCATCACTTACCGGGGAGTAGATGTCGTGGTTGCCTGATATAATATAGAACTCCGTGGCCACTTTTTCAATCTCGTTGAAAAGTTTCCTTACCTCTTCCCCGATCTTCACCGGGACAAACTCCCTCGAGTGGAACACATCTCCTAAGTGGAAGACCCGGCCAGGCCTCTTCTTCAGCATTTTCAGGAAGGTCTTCATAAACTTCATCTGACTCTCGAAGAACGAAGGAGAGGCCTGTCGGTATCCGAAATGGGTATCCGTTATTAGGTACGATACCATAAATTGTACAACTTGGTGTTCTTTTTGATATAAGCGTATTTAGCCTGTAACTGCTTCTCGTAGTTGGGGCTGGAGGCGTACCTCTTACCTGACTTGTTGACGAAATTATTCATCAGCTGCTTCACAGTCTTCCCCTTCAGATAGTTCTTCTTCAGAAGCAAGCAGTAAGGTTCAATACTCTCATTTACATTCTTGTATCCCACGGAACGGCTTATCTGCGTCGTGCTGCGGGTCTCATAGGCTCCGACATTCCAAACAGAATAGGTCCTCTTGGCAGACCCTTTCGTCCCGAAATGACTCTCAATATGTCCCTGGGCTAAGATAAGGATAGGGTCGATATCATGTTTGATAGCATAGTAGGTGACCCTCTCTGCACTCAATTGGGACTTGGGAGCATGCTGGTGTAAATACTCTTTAATCTCTTTTTCAATTTGTTCAGCCGAGCGCGAAGCCACGGCAGGGATAGCGCAGACCCAGAAGAGGACTGCGATAAGCCATTTTCGCATAATAGTTTTTGTTTTTGTGGGGGGCTAATGCCCTTGGCGGTCGGGGATAAGGTAAGTTGCCTTTTCCCCAGGACCCTCAGATAGTCTCCGCAGGAGCTGGTCACGGAGTGGAAATCCTCGTGGAGAGTCCGGTACTGGTCGATAGGGATGTGCTGGTTCTGACACCATTGCTTCGCTAACAGGTACACGTGACTGATCCTTTCGGACATAGGAATATCTTCCCGGTACAGGGTAGATCGGATAAGCTCTAAGGGGTGCTCCCCGGTGATGGGGAGGGGCAGATGAGCCGTATTAATCATTTCCGGGCATAACTGCTCGCAGTAGAGTAGAAAAAGCATCCAGCTGTACTCCACGGAGCCGGTCACCACACTGGTAAATTCCAGTAGGTACTCCACAGGGTCTCCCAGGGCCTTTTCCCTCCATTCCTCGAAGGTTCCGGCCAAATAGTCCTCACCAATACCTGCATACTTGCGGTAGACGTCGTGGTAGTCGGTGGCCGTGGCCAGTCGGTCCAACTCGAGGAGGGTTAACTTATTTTCCATCTAATTGCTTGATAGCCTGTTGGTATAACTCCCATCCGTATTGCCTGTCCAGCCTACTCAGTATGGCCAGAACAGTACCTACATCGAAATTTTGCTCCTTGGGAGATCGAGCGTACATTACCTTCTTGATTTCGAAGACTCCGTCCTCGAAGTAGAGAAAGTTTCCGTACTCTTCTGGTAGATCCTTCGGGGTGTCCATCGAATAGATAGCACAGGCATTGAGGAGGAAACTTACCATATACCTTTGCCTCACGGTTGGATCCATAGCCTTATAAAGACAAAGGTTCATCGACCTCTTAAACTCCCTCACGGTGAAATGACCATTTTTCTTCAGGAGTTCTTCCCGGACCTTCGTACCGAGGATATATAGTTTGGATTTATCCATTAAATACTTTCTATCTTTTGGTAAAACTCCTCGCGGTCTAACTCAGCCTCTATCTCGGTCTCCAGATCCCCACCAATGCTGTGGATGAGCTCCATCAGGGGAGAGGTAATGCTCATAGCGAGCAAGGGGTAATCGTTGAACGAGTAGATGAGTTGGTTGAGGTAGCAAAGGAACCGGTCCATGTCCTCCTTGGTGGGCTCAAATAAGTTCCACATCTCGGGGTGATCATAGACGGGTACATCCTCCTTTTGGTAGGTGTCTGATGCATTCACCGTATAGGAGTATCCCAGGACCTTAATAGCCACATCAGACAAGGTCTCCATAGCAGTTTCCCATTCCTCCTCCCCAAATGCATCGCGATAGGTCTTACCCTCGGCATAGCAAGTAGCTGCTCGGTGGAAGAAGGTACGGATCCAGTTAAGATTGGCAGAGAGTTCCGTCAGAAGACGAAAATAATCAACGGAGTTGCCGGTATGACCGTCTCCCTCGTAATTCACCAACAGATAGGCCTCACAACGGGGTAGAATTTTGATATAATCCATATTGAGAGTTATTAAATACACCAATATATAACAATTCCCGGTGGATTTTTTACCCCTAAGGGCCTGCCCTCGGTGGGGTAGGAGGACCGGGGTCATTAGGAGCCTCGGAACAATAACCCCAGCTCTCCAGGGCCATCTCCCGGAACCACTCCATACACAACTCCCTGCTGGATACAGGTATATGGGAAGGGAAGGTCTCCCTGATTTTTTCTATAATCTCCGGAGCCAACAGAGGAGCATAGTCATTATTGCGGGACTGATAATCCTTGATAATGCTTTCAATATCCACCTCATCGGTAATCTCCTTCGGCCCGTCGTTGAGAATGATCTGGAGCTTGTCCACGGTCTTGGCAAACTCGTAGTCCTCCTTGGTGATGGTGGAGAGATCGAGGAACTCTTCGATGGTGAATCCCTCACACTTGCGGATAGCCCTACGACCCTTGATCTTTACCTCTTGGTAGAGCTCCCCTTTGATTTTGATCATCCCGATATTGTAATACTCCATCTGCTGGGGGATGATGGTTTTTGGGAGGCGAGCTCCACAATTCCCTCGGTATACCCCCTGGTCCAGGGTGAAGTTGATGGGAGGCAGATCGGAAATGTCCTTCATCTCACAACGCTGGAAGGATTCCTCCAGAATAGCCTCATGAACATAGGTCCATGTCTCCTCATCGTACTGGTCGATGTCACTTACGTTGTGGTGTTCCAGTACGTTCCATACCTGTTCCATCGTCTGTACCTTAGGGTCTCGTAGGACATACTTGATCCATACAAATTGGTGCATCGTGGCCTTGTAAATGTCCTGGATGCTATATTTGGGGTTGACAAAGGCATGCTCGTAATTATTACGGTCTCCTAACCAAACCATACAGATACGGTCCTCGAGGTCACCAACAGGGATCATCCAGGGTGCGTCGTCGTATCTGCCGTTACAGAAATCTTCGAAGAAGCGAGCCCATAGGCAATTTGCCGAGCCTATCCAATGATATCTATTTTTTTCTTCTTGGGTTATCATAGAGGTATATGTGTTGGTAGGATTTGCATCCTACTAAAGAATAATCGATTTGTGGGAACTAGTTTCTCCCGCTCCCGATTTATATATCAGTAAATAATAAGCAAAAAGTTACATCGAGTTAAAAAAATTTTGGGATGACCGCGCGTAGACGCGCTTTTTTTGGGAAGATTTTTAGGGGGCAAGGTGGACTGCTAATAGGGTCGATTTTTGGGCTTAAAAATGCGCTTAAAAATGGCTGTTTTTGGGGCTTAAAAATGGCCTGAAAATTGCGCTTTTTTTGCACTGGAGCGCAAAACAGCGCGCAAACCATTAGTCCCAGTGCGTTTGGAGACTGTTTTGCTGAACGTGAATTTCCTTATAAGAAAAAAATATAGAAATTAAGGCGTTTTTTGAGCACCAAAAAATGACTGATTTTGGGTGGTAGAAAACCCCATCGATTTTGGAGTACCCTAAACAGCGCACAAATGAACTTTTTGATGTCCCTAAAATTGACCCTAAATTTTTTTTTGGATTGATGGAAAATTTTTGGGTTTTTGAAGATGGCTTTATAGCCGATGGTAGTTTCATCGATCAGATTTCCAATAGTTGGGAGGTTGGCAAGATCATTAACATAGCGTATAAGCCACATAATCAAGCTACCGCTTGCTGTAACGTCGCATTTAAGCGCGTTTAATCGCACCCTACTGCGATCAAATATCAAAATGGACCATTGGTATAGGTCGATGAAAGATCGCGCGTCCTGACGCGATTATGAGACTCATCGTAGATGCGTGAGGCCGAAGGCCTGAACTCATCATATCAAGCTGATATAACCAGTGGATCACATATCTGAGCCACCTAAGTGATCGGTATGTCATTTCATCCCATTTTCATGCCTCTAAATTTGGATCTAAAATATAGCCTAAAAACACCCCTAAAAATGAGTATCCAAAAAGTTCATTTGTGCGCGGTTGACCTCGAAGACCAAAAAGTGCGTTTGTGCGCTGTTTGGATGGGTCGGAAAATAGCGTCATTTTGGAGCTCAAATTTAGGGTTCAAAATTAGAGTCATTTTTAGGGTCGAAAAATCAGCTGTTTTTGACGCTCAAAAAGCGCCTTAATTTCTATATTTTTTTCTTATAAGGAAATTCGCTTTTGAAAAAAGTGGCTCAAACCGTTAGTCCCAGTGTGTTTACGCGCGGTTTTGGCCATTTTGCGCATTTTTGCGCATTTTTGCCCTCGATTTTTGCGCCGATTTTCCCTGCATTTTCGAGCCGTTTTTGGAGCCATTTTTGCGACCATTTTTCATGCCGATTTTGAGGTCATTTTTGAGCCCACTTAACAGTCCACCTTGCCCCCTAAAAAATGACCCTAAAAATGACCCCATTTTGGATCGAAATGGACCCCATCGGATGACCCCACCATTCCCCTAAAAATTGTACTGCAAAATTCCCCTAATTGGCGGAAATGGATCATGGGAACTACTCCGGAAAATTTTCCTTAATAGGTGATTTTTAATCGGGGTAAATTTCTTTAATTAAGCGATGGCAACCCTGTTGTCATTTCTTTAATTGGCCAGTTTGTACTCCGGACGAATTTCTTTAATAGATCCAATTTGTCCCATAATACAGGTTCCAATTTGTCCCATTCGGAGTTCTCCAAATTACCCCGTCTTATTATAAGCCTACCCAACAGGGCATTATTATAATATAGAAAATAGCTATTTATATATGTCATTACCAAACTACCTAAGCAGAATCAAATCTGCCGGCGTTTACAGGTATGTGTTTGACAAGTCGGTTATACCCTCGGGGACGGAGACCACTCTTCGTCTTGTCGTGGGCTATTCAGAGCTTGGACCATTCAACACCCCTGTCTACATCAAGGACGCCACCGAGTTCATCCAACTTTTCGGTAATATCAGTCGCCGAATGGAGAAGCGCGGGGTATACTTCCATCGATTGGCTATCCAGGCCCTGGATCGTGGTCCTATCCTCGCACTCAATATCAAGCCATTTAATGCCGGGGAAACTCCCGAGGAATCGTCCATCTATACCTTCTCCGGGGTAGATATCTTCGACGGGCTCTCCAAGGTCCGCGGAGGTAAGTGCGTCGTGGCCTCCACTACCAAGGGTCAGCGAGACACCGGGGTCGTATCTATCTACGACACGAACCGTTTCTGGAGCGTGGATGCTAACCGTCTTCATGATATCCGCATCTCCAAGGGGGATAAGAACGGCTATGTCCGTATCGTTCAGACCTCGACCAAGGACGACTCCGTGACGGTCTTCTTCCGTCCTACCGTCCCTTCAGGCTATGCCGTGAAGATCTCCGACTGGTTCTCCAACAACCGCGAAGACCTTCCCACCTACCTCGAGTCGATCAAGGATCGTTACCTCGATGAGTACTTCGGGGAAGTGTATGTGTTCAAGGGTAACCTGAATAAGGAATCTCTCTTCGAATATACCGGTTCCCTCGGCTCCAGCCTTCCCTGTCAGTTTGTCTATGCCAAGGACTCCGAAGGGGATCTCATCTACTGGGACGTGCCAACGGCCGCGGAGATCAATGCAGCCACCACCCCAGCGAAGATCGAAGAGCTGAGTAAGAAGTACTACCAGTATCCTGTTCTTAAGTCTATCAAGACCTACCAGGGTGGCCGTCCTGAGGAATTTATCCTCTGTGAGGTCTCCGAAGCCGGCACAGAAGAATGGGGGGATACCGCTCCTCGATATGAGAAGAAGCGTTTCAATATCGCCATCTCCGCTGAAGCAGCTAAGTGGAAGGACTTCACCGGGGTCGATGTGAAGCAGCTCCCTCGTATTAATGGTCAGCAGTGGATCACCTCCGAGCATGAAGCTATCCTCGCCTGGCAGAAGTTCTGTGTGGTGGAAGATGGTCAGGTAAAGGTCAATCCCGGTTACCTCAACTCCTATGGGGAGAAGGCTGATGCCCTGGATGATATGGCGGCGGTTAGCACCAGTAACTTCCTCGGTCATTATTCCGGTACGCTCCTTCCTAACTTCCGCGATAGCCTGGGTAACTATATCTCCCTCGACCTCATCTTCAACCTCGACTACAACAACCACAAGTGTCTGATGCATTTTAATGAGCTCTTCCTCGACGAGATCGCCGAAGCTGACCTCGATGCTGATGGAGAGTTTGAGTATGACCGTGGGGAGCTCGCTCCTGCCTCGTCGAAGAAGCTGTATACGAAGGAACAGACGGTGACGGAGAAGAAGATCCGAGACAAGGAGGCTGAGATAGCCACTAAGAAAGCCGCTGGAGAGAACACCGACAAACTCGAAGCAGAGCTCAAGGGTCTGCAGGATAAGCTGGCTGAGATCGTCAAGCCTACGAAGGTAAGGAGCTATTTCTCCCTCGTCTGCTCGGGTCTCGGTCTCGGTAACCTCGAGGCTGGTACGGAGCTCCGTAATGCTATTGATGCCGGGGTTCATATCTACCCCACAGGTCTCTACCTCGAAGGGTATGAGTACAAGTCTATCACTCGCACTGATGCGGGCAAGACTCTTCAGGATAAGATCTTCGGCGTCCTCTCGTACAAGGGTATCCGTGAGGCTCTGACCAATAACATCGACGTCGATTACCACTACCTCATCGACACGTTCCAGTCTTACCCCGGTTATGGCATGAAGAGCCAGCTGTCGGGTATCGCTATGGCCAAGGACAATGCCCTGGCTCTCCTTAACTTCCCTCCGATGGATGCTATCATGAGCCATTGTGGTCATTCCCGCTACGACGGAGGTTTTGATATGAAGGAGGTCACAAAGATGCAGAATGGTATTAGCCTTCCCGCGGAGACCCAGGGAGCGTCCTGGTGTGCTTTCTATACCCAGCTGGTCGTCCAGGAAGGGGCAGTGAAACAGACCATCCCCTCAGCAGCCCTCGTTAGTAACCTCTTCATCGACAAGTGGCAGAACCGTCTCCCCTACTATATCGTGGCTGGCCCTAACCACGGTCTCGTGGAATATAACGGTCTCGTCGGTCCTGACTACAGCTACGCAAGGAAGGATCTGGATGTACTGGAGCCATTTGGCGTCAATGCCATCGTGAGACTGCCCCGTTACGGAGTAGTGATCAACTCCAATCAGACGGCTAAGCAGACTCCCGTCTCGGCCCTCTCTAAGGTCCATGTACGCGAGCTGGTCATCTTCCTCCAGAACGAGATTGAGAATATGCTCCGGGGGTACCAGTGGGAGTTGAACACCCAGGAGCTCCGCGAGAAGATCAAGGCCAAGGCCGATGTGAAGCTCGACCTGATCCGGGCTAATGGTGGGGTCTATGACTACCGAACCAAATGTGACAGTGAGAACAATACCCCAGAGGTCATTGATAACGAGATGGTCATTCTGGATATTGACATCGAGCCTTCCCGTGGGACAGGTAAGATGGTCCAGACCCTTACTATCTACCGTACCGGAGGTATTAAGAGTTCACCAAGGTACTAAGCAAAAAAAAGGAGGGCCTCTCGGTCCTCCTTTTTTTATCTAATAATTTTTACTTGAGCGGATCGCCAAACTTAGAGATATACTCATCAATTAGTTTCTTGTCCCCACAACACACCACCGCAAGCTTTAGGATAGTATCGGTCTTAGATTCCATCTCGAAGTCTACCTCACTATCCACTTTCACTGTGAAGGGTTGCTGCAGGAGTTCATGCAGTTCAATAAGGTAATTCTTCTTACCGGATAACTTAGCATTGGCAGACACTTCCCTCTTAGACTTCACGAGGATACGCAGCTCCCCGAGGAAGTATTTGAACATGCTATTCACACTATCCATCTCCTCCGCGAGGTTCTTTACCTCCATCCCGTTGAGCTTATTGGTAACCAGATTGCGGACCTGGTCATACTTATCTATGTTATAACGATAGATATTGGTTCTAAAAGTCTTCCATCTGGCCGTGAGGGACTTAGGCGTATTACCAATACCATTATCAGCGAGTTCCGTGAGCTTTCCCTTCAGCTCCTGCATCCAGTCTTCCCATTCATCATGGAGCCTGCCTCGGTTAAGGAGGACCGACTTAATATCCTCAAGGGAGTAGACGAGATGGTCATTGGTAGCGACATCATCCCCGGCACTGATGTACTTTTCCCTGGTCTTCCACTGGATGGAGAAGAGCTGCAGGTCACTGAATCGAAGCTGATCCAATTTCTCCTCCGTACCATCGCTGGCGTCATTCGTGTAGTTATGGATGAGTAGAGTAGCCCCAGCAGAAAAATGTTGAGGGTCCTTACCCCCGGTACGAGCTTCCCCGTTATATAGTAGTATACCGAAGTCATAGTCTGTACCCTTGCTGCTCCTTTTCATCGGTTTCGTGAGATCAAAAAGGGCATAGGTCAGGGCTTCGTCCCCGTATACAATTTTTGGTCGGACTCCCTGATGTTCGACCTTGATGACGGCGTAGAGGTTACCGTCGTAATTCACTACACCCATGCAAGGGGTATCCTCGTTGAGGTCGATCCCTCGTTTGATATTTGGATTCCACACTCTTTCGTAGGTAGCCAGATCATCCAGGGTATTGTATTTGGAGTTGGCTGGAGCGAGCATATCCCCCTTGATATGGTGGTCATCCCCACCAAGAGCATCAATAAATGCCCGGAGTTTAGGGGTAACACTACCCTTGCTAAGAGCTTCGGTGATAAAGTTTGATAAAGATTTCATAATATGCGAGATACTTTAGTAATTTTCATATAAATGTATGTTATCTAAATAATAAAGGGCCCTCGGCTGAGGGCCCTGGTGTTTTTATGGTATATATGGGTGATGTCTTAAAAGAGCGTGAAGAGGGTCTCTTCAATATCATCGAGGAGCTCAGGATCTTCCGAGTAACGGAACATTCGGATCTTCGCGATAGCGTCTACGATAGCTGCATTGTAGCGGGCTTCGGTGTCGAGGAGGATGTTTTCGGCTGCCTCACCAGCTTCCACGAGGCCATTGTCCTTGAGGTCTTCGACTACTTCTTCGACGCACTCGTGGTAGAGTTCCTCGTCAGCATCTTCCTCGTCATATTCCTCATCTTCGTCTTCGTCTTCCTCATCATACTCTTCTTCTCCGTAGGAGCTGTGCGCTCCAGCGCTTTCATCGTCGTCGTCCTCGAGACTCCCCAGTTCCTTAGTAAAGGCTTCGCCTACCTTATCGATGAACTTATTTAGTACGGCCTGGACCTTGTCTTCAGCCGAGACTACCTCCACGTCTTCGGTGACGAGGAAAACCGCGGACGTTTCCACGTTCTTTACAATAACACCAGAGGTGATCTTTTCGATGATCTTGTAGGCCTGATCACCTGCAAATACGACTTCACCCTGCTTTGCTTCACTGATACGCATAATTTTACTTAAATATAGATAAATAGTTCTTGAATTTGTTGAAATAACTTCTGAATAGGACCACGCAGACCGCTTTCTGGAGGTCATTGGTGCGCGCCGAGGCATCTAAGTAACTGAGTATGACCTCCACATTATTGAGTGTGGTAGAAGCGGACTCCTGACTAAAAGTCTTTCTATACCACGAGGACTCTTCTTCCCGGAGGTGTTCTTTCAGCTCGTCGATGGATAGTTCCGACCAGCAAGGGGTCGAGTCATCTTCAAAATGTAGGAGGTGCATACTTAGTTATTTTTGCTTACATTAATATATAGGAGAATGCTTCCGGTTTTTTACATACAGGAGCTTTACCCAGGCAAAATGTCTCCTTTCCGAGGGATAGGCCGCGTTCCATTGCTTATCATAGGCCTCCCGTTCGAAAGAAATGGCATAATAGGCCTTCGTGGGGCTGAAATACCATAGACATTTGATGAGCCACTCGACTAAGTACCAGATATAGAAGAAGATATACCCCATCTCCTGCATCTGTTTGGTATGGATAGTCTCGTGGGTAACCATCATCCGGAATTTTACCCCAGTCTTACTCTTATGCTCTGCGCGAACAAAGAGCACCCCAAAGAGGTTCACCGCAGTGTACCCAGGGAACGGAAGGAATCGGTTATAGATTATTTTCATAAATACCGAGCTCTTCTTGAAGTACTTCCAGTCGCTTGTCCTTATTTGGCCAGTCGTCCTTGTGCTTGGTCTCGATCTCCTTACACCATTCCTCAGCCAGTTTCTTCGCCTCGGCATAGGTACGGACATCTAATCCCTCGTCACACCAGTTTTCTACCTGGCGACTGACCGTTCCGATCCAGTTACTCTGAAGACCGGGGTAGTAAATAGTCACTACCGCCTTAGGCTCATCAAAGATCCACATTTCTCGGTCGTCGAGTTGGTGGTGGGTTTTTGCCATAGTCTTATCGCTTAAGAGATTTCCACTCGTCAACACTGACGTCCTTGGTAAACGCATCCCCACTGACCATCACGGCAATAGCATCGTGGCTGTGGAGGCTCTCGAGGTGACTGACGATGAGCTTGAAGCCACCGACCCCGGGCATATTACCAATGGCATTGCCGAGCATTCGCACCGCATCTTCGACGAACTTAGGCTGAGCTCCGTTCTTCTCGGCAAAAGCCTGTTCGTCCTGACGCTTGCAGAAGACGAGGGTTTCCGTCGTAAGGGTCTCCCGACAGAGATCGACGAGGTCTTCAATCCAAATCATCTCCTCCATCTCTATGCCGATGCGGGCGACACTTCGCTGACTGTGGGGGATACCATAGACATCGCGGGTCTCCGCTGCATGAAGGCTAAGTTCCGTGCTACAGGGACAGGCCGAGCTATAGACGAAGTCCAACCACATAACCTTGCGGTACTTGCCATTTTTGTCCAGGTCCACGTCAAAGGAGACCTGATAGTACTGCCAACCACCTTCCTTCGTACCGTCTTCCTTAGTCGTGCGGAGAGCCTCCTGCCAGAGGTAGTAGTCGAAAGACATAGTGATATGGGCATCAAAACTGTCCAGGTCCTTCTTGTACTGGTCGAGGACCTTACACAGCTCGTTGATATCAAAGACTGAGTCCTGGTTCTTATAGGCCGTGCGGATGATTCGACTCATGTTGATGCCTTTCTTCTCCGCCTCCAGACTGACTGTACCAGTGATATTGGCATTGATGTCCATAAGACCCCCGGACTTCTTTCGGAGCTTCAGGGGCATGTGAAATCCGTGAATACCTACCATCTCAATGGGGATAGTATGCACCTGGGTATTCTGCAGGTCGGGAAGGGTCTTTACATAGGCCTCATCGGCAACAAAATCCTTCTCGTAAACGCGTTTTAGCTTTCGTACATCCATATATATGTTAATTAACTTGTTCTGAATAGATTTGATCGAGGTGGTTGAAAAATTCCTCATTCTCTTTGGAAAGGTAATACTCCATAAAAGGGTCCATAAGGTCTACATTTTAAGTTATACTTTATGGATAAATATATGAGATTACCCGAGGTATTTTACTATCCAGTACCTTTTCCCTTCGTACTGGTTGGTAATGAGGTCTCCTAAGTACATCTCTTTTACCTCTCCATCAAGCCACGTGAAGGCTTTTATTGGGATATAATTACGACCCTTTTTCCACCAGGCGAATTTCTCCGGGCCGTACTGGTAAATACCATCATCGGCATAGGGGTTGATCTTATCCACCTCGCATAGAACGACCGGTTGGTGGAAGAATTTCGTCAGATTTCCTCCCACCAACTGGTTGATTCTTAATAGGTTAGGATCAAGCAGCATGCTTGCGATATACTTTTAGTGTATTTCGATTATCATACTCCTCTCTTATCCCCCCAAACACGGATATGAAGTCGGTCACAGAACCTCCACCCGCGCTTATAACAGACGGGTAAAGCCTTCTCCGTACTCATGTTGATCTGGGAAAGGGTCTGACCTTCGGGCATGATGAGTACCCGGCTATGGACATACGAGCCAAACTCCTTCACCAAAGGATCAATCACTTGGTTGATCATGCTCTCCGTCTCGTCGTTGGTATAGACGAACTTGAACTGGAACGCATTGGCCTGGGCGACAAACTCCGACAAGGCCTTGGGATTATAACGGTTCTTGTGGTGCATCTTCCTCTCCTTCTCCGGAACCTCCGTTCCCTCGAAACAGCCAGAGTTAGCGAGCTTGGGGGATACTGACCAGAGACTGACGTAGTGGAAAAGGGTCTCCGTGGGGAGGATACTACCATTCGTCTCGACCGTGATCTTTACCTCCTTGTGTCGGTTCTTAAATTCCCTCAGGAGCTCTCCCAGGGCTTCTTTCTGGAGGAGGGGTTCTCCACCGGTGATGACGAGGTCGGTGATAGTATTCCCCTTCATCTTCTCCTCGATCTCACGGATAGCCTCGGAAATCTCCATAGGCTCTACCTTCTCCGCGTGGTGAGAGGTATAAGGGGTATCGCAGATAGACCCTCCGGCGAAGACACAACGGAGATTACATCCATTGAGTCGTACGAAGATCGCCGGACAGCCAGTCCATACCCCTTCCCCTTGGATGGTAGGACCGAAAATCTCGTTTATACTGATTCGCATTATAAATTCTCTAATAATTTAGCCACTTGTACCTTAGGAAACAGTCGATAGGGGTACTTTCTCCCTCCCTTCCCGTCGGTACGGAACTCAAAGGCCACTCCCAGGGATCCGATCTTATAGTCGATCATAATGGTCTTACCTGCCCCAGCACTGATCCGGTAACGGGTAGGTCTCATCTTGCGAGCAATAGAGGTAGCCATCTCTTTCTCCGACGGCACTTCAATGCACTTAGTCGGAGTGAGGTATACGTAGTCTCCTCCAATGAGCTTGGCCATAAGACAGCCGAGAGAGGTCATATCGGGGTTACCGGTTATCTCCTCGGTAAACTTTGATCCATCCCCGTTCCTATACCAGTCAGCTACCGTCTCAGGGTCGATGCCAAAGGTAGTGAAGAAATTCCCGAAGGCCTTATCCTTATCCCAGTCGGAGGTATTCATGAAGTTCACGCTGATACCACTGAGCTGAGCCGTATCCATCTTACAGCTGATGTATACCGGGGTCTTACCAGGGATCTCCACCGTGATATCGGCGATAACCTTGGCGGATTCGGATCCAGTAAAGTCCTTGTTCACGACCAGATTCTTATCAAAAATCCACCCATCCCGGTTTCTCTTCGTGTCTCCGGAGCCGGTGAGAAGGACGATGGAGTTGACTTCATCCACGCTGATGGTATTAAGGTTAGCAATGACCCTATCGAGGAACGGAGCCGACTCCACATGAGGATGGAGGATAGTCCCTTTCTTCGTGTAGTTGGAGTTTCCTGGAACAGCGAGGTCCTCCCGGGAGGCCCATTCCCCGGTCATACGATGGAGAATAGCCTGTTTGATGTCAATGAGAAGGTCGTGTTCCAACTCCAGTCCTCGGGCTGCTCTGACCCCGCGGGGGCTACCATTCCCGAATACTACCTTGTTCTTACCGAATTTGAGAAAACCTCCTTGGATAGCATAACCGGCCTGGATGAGGTCGGCAGCACAGTCCCCTTCGGCAAATTTTCTCGCGATCTTGACCTTCTTTCTATCCCCCGTATATCGGACAGGGGTATAGATCTCCTTAGAGCCGTCTTCTTCCCAGTGCTGGTAGATAATATCCAGAGCCCGGTTAAAATCGTCACTCCGTAGGATACCTTGGAGGAGGCGCTTGGCCTCCTCCTTATCCCCTTCCAGTTGGTTAAAGACGGTACTCTCCGTAATAACGTCTACCAGGGTTCTCATCGGAGCTCAATCTGCTGGGTAACGGCAGGGTAATGGACCTTGTTTCCCAAGAACCACCATCCCGTAAGAGCATCACTCCATTCACTAGTGACCCCTTCGGAGAATCTCAGTCGTTGGTAGAAGTCGTCCGGGAGGAAATTGAGGTCTTCGAACGTGGCCTTGGCTCGGCCGGTAGCCGTTTCCCACACCGTGACCGAGTGAACTTCGACCCCACCTTCGCCATTAGCAAAGACCGAGTCCTTCAACAGGTCACTGACTAGTCGGAAAATGAATACCGACAGCATCTCTGCCGAGGCGTTGAAGGGGGTGATGATATATCGGTCGTTATGAGCCTTGAAGAAATTGATGTATTCCTCCGACTCCGTGTCCGCGATGATATGACAGTGGTCCATAGAGTCGATGAGCTCCTTGATAGAACCCTTCATCAGACCAAAGTCCATCACCATCTGGGCATTATCCAGTCGAGTGGCCTCAAACTCCACTTCAATCTTATAACTGTGGCCATGTACGCTATGGGAACAGCGCTTTGAGGTGCAGTTTCTGACCACGTGACTGCCTTCCGCAGTAAAAATCTTGGTTATTCGCATGTTAAATCATATATAATATATATCAGGATTTACTCCCCATATTTTACCATTTGGATAAACTCCTGGACATTGGACTGGACCTTCCACAGCTGCGCCGGGGTAAGCATCCCGATGTCGTCAATGAGCACATGGGCTTTTTGGTCATACAGACCTCTTCCCACTACCCCTTGCTTGACGGCATAGGCCGTATCAATGGTCTTGACGAACCGGGGGAGCTCCGTGAACTCAATAGGATGGTGAGTACCGAGGAGGTGTACGGAAAGACCTTCCAGATCCTTACTCATCTTGTTGAGCAGTAGTCGTCTTCCCACAGCATAACGGAGGTCGTCGGGGGCCTCGGTCATAATCGGATTACCACCCAGCTCCCACAGGAATCGATTGTGGAAAGGAATAGCTATATAGTTGTACCCGAGGGACTTATAAAGACTAAGACACTCTCGGAAGTCTGCAAGGCTATTGCCTTGCAGCACGGGGATGGGTGTACCCCCGGTCGTTCCTGGCCAGTCCTTTACCATCTGCATAGTCTTTTCCTTATCCATCAGGACATCGGGAAGGAGGTAGTAATCTGGTTGGAGGTCTTCAATACACTTGATGAAATGCTCCACGTCCAGTTCCTCTCCACGAATGAAGTACTCATAAGCGGAGTTGTCCAGAATCTTCATCCTTCGCGAAGCCTTATACCAATTACGGTACGCGGGATTATCCAGAAGATGGTGAAGGACAAAGTCATAGTCCGTGGACGTATCCAGATTTAGGTATCCGATGGGGTATTCCACAGCTATGCTGGGGCGATGATTGCTTGTAGTCATTTCAATAGCTATGCTGGGGCGATGACTAATTGATCCCATAAACACTCCCGAAGATCTTAATACACCAGTAAACGAGCCAAAAAAGGCTCAAAACAAATAGCAAGGTAAGGAACATCCCGTTGTTCCTACGGATATTCGTGTCCATTGTGGTGAGGAACATGAATACCAGCGTAAAGACCAACAGGATAACCAAAGAGATATACAAAGCCATTATAGTCGCTGCTTGTCATTCTGCCACTGACCATCGTAGAGGTTGATGACCGGGGTCGATTCATGAACGAGGGTCTGGGCCACACGAGCCCCTACTTCGATATTGATAGGGAACTCCACTCGGAGGAAACAGCCAATGCTATTGGTCTTAAAACCGGCATCGAACTGACCACCGACGATCTCCGAGCCACAACGGCAGAGACTGCTGCGGGTCTTGAGGGTCATTGCGTAGCGATCCTTCATGTCGCAGCCTTCCTCCATCTCCAGCTCGTAATAGCCGGGGGTAAGGGTAAAGACCCCGTTGATGGGGGCAATCTCAACCTTATCTTGGGCCTTGGGGAGGGCCGTAGACTTCAGGCCAATATGACCCGCGCTTGTGGGGAGGAATTTGGTAATCTTCTTCACTCGCACGTCAATACCCTGTTGTTGGAGACCATCGGGACAACTCCCGGTGATGATCCCCTTTTCTAAAATTTCTTTTCCTGTTAGTTGCATAATTATTCTACATACTTAATAGGGTCCTTCATCTTGTTCTTCGAGAAGGCCTCCAATCGTTCATTACAGCTACCACACTTACCACAGCTACGACCTTCGGCATCGGGATTGTAACAGGTATGCGTGTTCTTCAGGAACTTCTTGATCTCCGACTTCGTCCATCCGAGGGACTTCATAGCGTCAATAGACTCGTGAAGGAGCTGGGCCTTGGTATAGTACTCAAAGGGAGCGATATAGTCTACATTCTCACTACCCCAGTTGCTGATTTTGAAGGCTTCCTCACAGGCCGCACGGCTCTCGGGGGTGGTGTCAAGGTACACGGTGTGGTCGCCGGAATGGATGCCCAGAGCGATACTTACCTCACCTACTTCCTTAGACCAACTAAGGGCCTTACCGTAGATGATGCTGGAGAAGATCACGTTGCGGTTTTCCACCACCGTGCTCTTCATATTCTCCGCAGCATAGTGACCCTCGGGGATAGCCTCCCCACCCTTATGGAGCGAGCTCTTAGACTCGTTGAAAGCATCGGTGAGGTCGATGATATGATGGGTGATGTCTACTCCCTTGGATTGGAGGAACTGAATGTTCTTCTTGACCTTCTTGAGCTCCACCGAGTGTTTCTGTCCCCACTTGAAGCTATAGGCCTTGATCTTCTCCACCCCCTCGGAAAGGAGGTAAGGAACAAGACAGCTGCTGTCGAGGCCTCCGGAGAGGCTGATGATGATATTTTCTGTTTCCATATGCTATATATAGGAATTTTGTAGTGCTATTTTAGCTTCTCTTATCTAAGGCCGTGTACATCGACCCCTTGTTGTTCTTGATAGCGTCAGTTACCTGAATAAAGGTCTTGTAATTTCCCTCGGTGATCTCCCGGAGCTCCTCGACGGTATGACCTTCCCGGTCCACTATCTTGATCTCAGCTACCTCGTATGGGGTGATGGTCACGGACAAATCACAAAAAGGGTTACCCTCCATCAGGGGAAGTGCAAAATGAGCATGAGGATGACCATTTACCGAGGATAGGTAGCACACGACTGATCCTGAGGAGGTCACGGCAGAGGGTTTGTCATAGAACAGACCCATAGTACCTACCATATAGTTGGTAATGTCCCAGAGGTTCTCATAAGCCCCCTGGATGTATTTAATTACATATCTATCCATAAATTACTCCATCTACATAAAGTTTCTTTCCGAGGAAATAGCTGGCCATCTCGAGGGCAATATGAGGGAGGTAAAAGTCGATTTGCTGGTCAATCCGAGTCACCTTTCCTGTGTGGATGAGGACCTTGACCGTCCACGTACTACCATTTTTAGTGACTGTCACTGACCTATTGCCTTCCTTGAGGGGGCCGTTTTCGCGGAAGATCAGTTTATTACCACGACGAGACCCAAAGGCGATCTCCGCGGTAGCGGCTGTTCCATCCCCCTCTCTCATCACCGCGGGATGGGGGTCCTGGGTAATATACCCCCCATCCTTCTTGTGGGGGTGGAGTTTTTTGGGATGACGGTGCGAGCCGACGAGGATAGATCCACCATTATGGCTAATTCGGAAAAGCATTGGCTTAATCTCTTCACAATGGAACTCCTCCTCGTTATGCTGGTCAATGATTACTCCATTCACATCAAAGCCGATGGGGAGTTCCAGCACCGATTTACCGGTGAGAACGATTGCATTGAGCTCGGGGTTCATCTTGGAGAACATAAATACCTTGGGGTGGTTCATACTAAAAAATTTCTACAAGTGATTTGCCGTAATTCTCCTTAAAGGCGTAGTCCAGACTGAATAGGTGAGAGAGAAATAGGAACGAGGGATCCAGGGTCTCCCCCCAAAACAGCCACAGAAAGAGTATTCCTACCGGGATCATTACAGCCATATATAGGAAGTAATCGATGAAATTTTTCATGGGAGTTAGCTTTTCGAATAAGACAGACCGAGGACCACCCCGATCGCGAGGAAAATATGCCACCATTCGAGGTTAGCCCCTCGGTAAGCATTAAAAAGCCACTGGATGCCGAGGGCCGTGGCCATAACAAGGACTACTAACGCAGCCAGTCCGAAAATAAGTTTTACCATTATAATCTAAAATTTCTCCTTTTTAATCTAAACAGGTTCCTCCTCCACATATGCTTATGGTATGTGTTCATGAGAACACAAAGACCGTAGGGGCCGAGGATCATTGCCAGGGTATGGATGACCGGAGGGCCATCAGGACAACCTTCAGACACTGTAATCATCCACGTAATAAACAGATATGCCGTTCCAACGAGCAAAAGGATCATAAAGGAGAGCTCCACGAGTATCTGACCGATTACTCTAATCACCCCTTTTGTTACCATATTTTTCCAGAATGGCGAGAGTGTCATCAGGCAATTTTCCCCAATAGTACCCCTACCCAGTAGGTGAAGATGAAACCAGGGATTATGGAAGCCAAAATACCCCCCACCATACGTCCAGTATCCGGAGCTCTACTAACAAAATGAGCCACTATCCATATCGTCAAGGCAAGACTCACTAAGAACCACGGGAACCGAGACCGAGGAGGAGAGAAGCATTGGATAAAACCTCTGATGACAACAGGTAACATTTTTATAGGGTATTTCTGGTGAAGGTGAGGACCTTGGTTGGTCGGTCATAGACGAAGGACACATGCTCCCAAAGGGGGAACTTATCCAATAGCCACTGAGCTACCTCGGTAACTCCCATAGGAGGGGTAAGGGGCTCGCGGTAGTTTAGTACCGGAGCGCTGTGGAAAATGGACTTGGGATGCCATCCCAGAGCAAAAGCCTCTTCATTACCCCATACATCCACCGAGGTGAAATAGTTCAGCCGGTAGAGCTCTACCTTGTTAGTCCCGATATACCCCACGAGGCTGTCCCGCTGTTCCTTGGAGTAGGGGTAGGAATGTAGTCGGATATAACCGAGGTACAGGTCTATCTCCCTGCTCTGTGGTCTCAGGAGGATGTTGAATCCGTACTCCTGAAAAGGAAGCACACTAAATACCTCTTCCTCCGGAACAATACTCTTCTGTTGGGGTACTGGATGGAGGTAGGAAATGACCTCCTTACCCATCCGGATATCCCTGGTCCAGGTAGTAAAGTACAGGCTGTACCCGGGCTTGTATAAGCCTTCGGCACATATCCTGCTTGGTTTGGGGTTATAGGTCTTGAAGTTGCTCATGCCTATATATAGGGCTAATCTATGGCAATTTCACCCACACCATTAAAATACAGCAGCGTCATACACTTAGTCTTCAGTTCGACCTTCTCCGGGAGCTGTAACGTAGTGTAATTGAACGGTTTACATACCACGTGGAAGCCATTTACCGTGTGGTTTACCATAATGACTGTCGTATGCTCCCTGATTAGTTCAATGAGTTGGGTCAAGGTATCCTTACTCCGGGTATCTACATCAAACATCAGGTACTTGTTACTAAGGCACTTAGATGCTTGTCCCGTGGTGATCTTTTCCACGGACACCCCATACTCCTCCCTGGTGACGAGATCGACCATCTTTTTAAGGATCTCGTGGTAAACCTTCTTCCTACTCACATAGGAGGGGTAGACATAAGCTCGGGCCTTGTTGGCTATACAGATCTTCCGGATATCCGTGGCTTTAGCCCAGAGCTCCTCCGGGTCTTTGAGGAAAAATTTCCGGATCGTGCGACTCTCTGGTTGATCCCCACGGTACTCCGTAGCCCCATCCTTCCTCCGTTGGATAATTTCTACTTGGATGTAGTCATATTTACCCCGAGGGAGGTTCTGGAACCAGTATCCTACCTCATCTATATTGTTGCATTGCATTATTCCTGTCATTTTTTACCTCGCTTATAGATCCAACATCACCCTCATAATTTTATCCCAACATTTCCGACGGAGCTCCACCAGGGCATAATTCAAATTCTCCTCAGTAAGGGGAAGTTCCGTGCAAACCTTTCCGTCATTACAACAGAATACCCCGTGCTCCCCAATGGCTACGCAAGGACCACGGAGGATTTTCCGGGGATAGAAAAAGTAGTTCCCGGAGAGCTCCACGGTGAGGGTCTTACCAAAAATCTCCAGTTCGTTGGTAGAGGAGTTAAATTTCTGTGTCACAACTTTCTCTCTGATAACTGTCATAAAGGAAACTGCGCTGCTTGGCTCGACTGACGGCACAGATCATAGTGCGTTGCTTGAGATCCTTGTACTCACTGAGCTCGGGGAGGTCTTGCTTGGCCAGCTGGAGGTTGATAGCATACTGGAAAATGGAATAGTCCACGCTATCTGGCTGGATCTCCTTAAAAGCCTCCACATTCTGACAGCCCAGAAGGTGGACCTTCTTACCTTTCTCTCTCGCATACTCCATCATCAAGGCCAGCTCCTCGGTATTGGTGTTCCACGCCCGGGTCTGAGCCAATCCCCCGATAGCCAGGCGAGGGTAGAGGTCAGAGTCGCACAGGTCTTTCCAGTACTGGAATCCCTGGTGGAGCTTGAAGACCGGGGTAGGGTAGTAACCTAAGATCTCCCGGATCTCTTCCCGGCAGTAGTTCTTGGGGCTTAGTAGGTCGGGGTCGTGACGGAAGTACTCATTATCCAACTCAAAAACCTCTTTAGGTTTGATGGTACGGAGCATAGAGAGGAACTTTTTCTTCATCTTCTCACACCGGGCGTGGAACTCGGGGTTATCCTTACCGTACTTCATCTCGTACTTGAAGAGGGTGAAACCACCGGAGTCGAGGTAGAGACGATCCGTTCCTACGCAGTCGTAGATGACCTTAGCTGCTACCTTGGGCATATCGACCGTACTGATGAGGATGTCATTAGGGACGGAGGAGAGGACCTTCGGGAGGACCTCCTTCCACCTACCTTCCCCACCACAGGCATAGACAAATCCGGATCCGAGTCCGAAAACCAACCTTGGTTTATTTTCCATATATCATTTTTTCAATTTCACCGGCCAGGGGTCGGATATTCTCATGAGCCGACGTACTGGTGCGGTCCTTAATAAACTTCTTCCAATCCTCCTCGAACCCGGAGTAGAAGACCTGGGTAGCGGTCATCAGGGGCAGAACGCGACGAGCTGCGTCTCTTCGGCGACCCTTGTGGATCAGGTAGCTGTATACCTTGGAGGCCTCCTTGAAGTAGTCTACCTCAGCATTATCAAAGGGGGTCACCCCGTAGCAGATAGGAAGACAGCCGTCGGGGGTGGCGAGGACATATCGGGTACTCTGCTCCACGATGGAGAGCTTGCGATGACGGTTCCACTCCCGGGTGATCTCAATACTCGTCTGAACGTGGAACATATGCCTTAGGTAATGCTGGGGGGTAACCCCCCAATACTTTACCATATCGGTCCAGCCATTCTCCACGAGCACCCGGTAGTTGGTGGTGATATACTTATACCCATCCCCGCCAGGGGCTGTTCCATCACCGTAGACGGTTTTTGTGTACTCATTGTCCTCCAACTCCTTGGTAGGAACGTCAAATGGCACGGTGAGGTACATAGGAACGAACTCGAGTACCGATAGGTGGTTGAGTTTCTCCATCTTCTTGATGAAGTTTCTCCAGCTATCCGGAGTAATCTTCCCCTCCGAACGATGAGAGATACGACCAGCCAACTCTCCGAGACGGAAAGCCTCTTCCAGGGTCGTGGGTTGGGGGATTTCCTTGACCCAAGGTTGAACAAAACGAATCATGAGTTAATGAGGTCCTCCAACTCCTCTTTCATCTTATCCACCGAACGGATGCCAATCTCCTCCAGAAACTCACTATTGACCTCCTTGCCATCGACCATTCGAGTAAGACCGGCCATATTCCATTTGGAGTACTCGCCAATACGGTTGTCAGCAATGACAAAACCCGCGGCCTGAGCCTCGGAGAGACCGGAGACCACCAGCACATCAGCTTCTTCTATCTGGAGGATCTTGAGGGCCTTGAGACGCGTGTTACCGGCCAGGACTACCAGATTCTCATCCACGACGATGGGATTGATGTACCCGTACTCTTGGATGGATTTGGCTACCATCTTGGCTGATTTGTTATTGTGTCGGGGGTTACCCGGATACGGAGTGAGCTCGGAGAGCTTTACCGTTCTAATTTCTTTTTTTATCTTTGGTAGTGTTGCCATAGGCTATGAGTTTGAAAATCCACTGCGTGGCTTCGCCCCTTTGGGGAAAATCCAGATGAGGAGTATGATTACTGCTGACGCACCAACCATTCCCAGAAGGGCTGGTACAGCGTCTCGAAAACAGTTTCTTATAAGACCAAACAGGGCATACAACAGGAATGCCATATATACCATAAGCAGGGCAGCTTCCAGATTATGCCACCACTTCCTCTTGGGCTTGGTCTCTAATATATATCTGATGTTTTTGGTCATTTTGTTACTAAATGTCGAGATAGTTACAGACTGCAGCAAGGAAACGTTCTATCAAAAACATCGTACCGACCGTCACACCCATAACAAAGGGAAATTTCTTGTCAGCATCTATACTGTCCCAGAAGTGTACCCCTACCACTACCCCAATCAAAATAGGAACGACGATGGAGAGGACCACAAAGCATCGCTCAACGATAGGAGTCTTTGGCACCTCCTCCAATATATATTTAATTTTGCGAGTCATTTTGTTACTTTTTGTACCAATACTCGATGACGGGAATAAATACATTTACCAAACCAGAGGCCATAACGATTAGCGCCATAACAAAGACTACTTTCTTGTCATAGTCTATGCTACTCCAAAAGCAGACTCCCACCACTACCGCCACCAGGATGGCCAGGGTAATGGATACTTCTTCGATATGCTTGATGGCAAATGGAGTCCTGGGGGTGTCGTCTAATATATATTTACTCATTTTGGTTTTTTAGTAGCCCAAAACACGTGAATTTGAACATCGTCTCCAACATAGGAGTACTTGTATTGTAAGTTCTCATCGGTGTCCATACCCGGAACGATTACCCTTTGGTTTCCCAGGAGGTACTTATTAGCATGTCGTAGGGGGGCTGCTGCCTCCTTGATGGGGTAGGTAAAGGTTTTTGTTTTGTTTTTTGTCATCTCCACCGTGGTGGCGGACCTCCCTCGGAGGACTTCCTGGATCACAATATACCGGATATGGGAAAACCCATTTGCCGTGTTCACGTCCTCTGGTAGGATGACTACAGATTCCTCCTCTGGTTTAACTTTCTTTTTGGCCATTTTACTTACTTACATGATAACACATACCTTCAAAACACTGCAGGATGTAGGGAAGATCCGGGTCATTCACTGATAGTACCCTGGGGATCGTGTATTCCTCACAGATTCCCTTGGAGCTCCAGAACTTCACCTTGGTAATGCCTTCCTCCTGCTGAATACGACATAGGTTGGAGGCCCATTCGACGGTCTCATTTACCGGGCTGGTGACGAGCATATGCCCCCATTCCAGTTTTTCTATCGTACCGAAAATCGATATCTTGGGGGGATACTCAAAAGCGAGGGTACAAAAATCAGAATGAAACTGATCGTAGTCCAGGCCTTTCCGGTAATTGTCGTAAATATCCTTGAAAATTTGCATACCTATCTTCGTTTATGGGTATATGTAGGAAGATATCGTGGAGATTTTAGGGGTTTTATGGGTTTTTATAAAAGTTGGGAGGTACGCAACATCTATAACATAGTCTATTTCGCACATAATCGCGTCCTACTGCGCTCAAATATCTTTTTAATACATTTATATAGGTCGCTCCGAGATCGCGCAGTAGGGCGCGATTATGTGAGCCATAGGGTTTTGGAGCTATTATTATAGGCTGTCAGATGGGTGATCCACAGGAACCTCGAGCTGCTAAATGGTAGATTTGTGGGAAACAGATATTGATAAAATGTATTGATAGGTGATAGATGGAATGAATCGATTTGAGGCTCAAAAAAGGCTCAAAAATCGCGGTTTCCGACCGCGCACAAACGCACTAAAACCGTTTTTGAAGGCAAAACAGCGCATAGAAGCACTGGGACTAACGGTTTGAGACCATTTTTCTGAACGGTGTTTGCCTTATAAGAAAAAATATATAGAAAATTAAGCGCTTTTTGGAGCTCCAAAATCGAGGGATGGTGTGATCCTAAAATGGTCGTCATCGCGATACATAAAATCTATTGATAGGCGATAGATGGAAGTTATTAGTTTACTGTGAGCGAAGCTGCTGGTTTTGACCATCCAAATTCATTGAGGGTTGGTTGTATAGCCGGGGTGGTGTACCACCGACCTTCATCTATGTGCTGCTATCAGATATGAAAATAGGTACTAAAAGGCACAAAAACAGCCTTTTTCATTGGTTTCTCTAAAGTCCGATGGTAGGATAGATCGTAAACATAGCCTATTTCGCATTTAATCGCTCCCTATGCGCTTCAAATATCTTTTTAATATAAATGTATAGGTCGCTCTGAGATCGCGCAGTAGGACGCGATTATGAGACGCATATCAGCTACGTGATATACCTCTCAACCTATCTTTATAGCTCCCCAAACGCTTCCTTGATGCACTTATCCAAGAACAGCTCATACAGAGGCCCCTGTCTCTTGGGATGGTGGTAATAGGCCATTGCCACGAACAGATCTACGAGATGGAGAAATTCCTTATCATCCTCGTGGAGGGGGTGGTCGATCACCATCGTGTACTCCAGATTAATACTGTTCCTGAGCGTGACCGTAGTGACCCCATTATGAATTTCCATCTCGAGGATGGTGTAATTGCACTTCCACTTGTCGGTCTTCTCGACCCAGAAATAGTATTGGTGGAAAAATTTTAAGGACTGAATCTCCCCATTACCATTCAGGTTGGTGCGGTTGATGTTATGGTCCAGGATAGCTACCTTCTCCGACGCGTGGTCGGGTACTTCCAAAAATTTTTTATAAAGGGTTTCTAAATTTTCCATTAGGTGGTCTTTTTGTCGTGAGTATAGATGGGAAATTTTTGGGTGGATTTTAGGGGGTATAAAAGTACTTAAAAATACCCCTAAAAATGAGCATCCAAAAAGTTCATTTGGAGCATGTTGACCTTGAAGACCAAAAAGTGCGTTTGCGCGCGGTTTGGATGGGTCGGAAAATAGAGTCATTTTGGAGGCACTTTTTTGGGTCGAAAATAAGTACCATTTTTAGGGTCGATTTTTGGGCTCTTTTTTGGGCCTCAAAACGCGCTTAAATTCTATATTTTTTTCTTATAAGGAAATTTCAGTTCAAAAAATTGCGCTCAAACCGTTAGTCCCAGTGCGTCTACGCGCGGTTTTGGCCATTTTGCGCATTTTTGCGCATTTTTGGCCTCGATTTTTGCGCTGATTTTTACTGCATTTTGAGGCCCAAAAACAGCCACTTTTTAGCCCCCAAAATGACCCTCAAAATCAGCCACTTTTTGAGCCCGCTTAGGAGTCCACCTTGGGGGTCGATTTTTGGCTACCAAAACAGCTCAACTACGGGGTCAAAAAAGAGCTCCAAAATCACCATATTTTTACCCCTAAAAAGAGCATATTTTTGCCCTCAAAACAGGATTCAAATCACCTCAAAACTGCCTCCAAAATACCCCAAAAATACCTCCATAACCCATCAAAAAATGATCAAAAATGGCTGTTTTTGTATACTTTTTGATGGGTTAAATTTGGCTTATGTAGGTGAATTTCCGCGTCAGGACGCGAGCTTGCCTATGTGATTTTATGAAGTCCGATAGTAGCTTATACCGTAGGGCTTTGTTAGACCGCGCATAATCGCTCCCTATGCGCCTCAAATATCTTTTTAATGGGTTAGTATAGGTCGCTCCGAGATCGTGCGTCCTGGCGCGATTATGAGATCCACAAGGTCTTTTGTCCATTATTTAATAAAAATTTTATGACCTCCCAAACAAAAAGACCTATATTCAACCCGGTCAAGGAAGAGACCGACGGGGTACGGTCGAGGAGGGTGGTATGGTCCAGCGCGTCATTTGAAATAGCTGTAGATGCCCTGGTAAAAGGTAAACGACTCATCGCGAATCCTTTTGTCGATGGTAATATCAAGCTCCGAAAGCCCGACCTTGTATATGAAAGGACGGTAGAGGAGATCGAAGAGTGGAAGAAATGTAGGGATGATATTGCCTATTTCGTGGAGAAGTATTGTAAGATTATGACCCCAGAAGGGGTGAAGCACGTCAAACTCCGTGACTACCAGCTCGAGTACCTCCAATTTCTGAAAGAAAATCGATATACCATCCTTTGTGCGGCTCGACAGATTGGTAAGACCGTTACCTCAGCCATCCATATGCTCCACTATATATGTTTCAATGTAGACAAAAATGCGATGGTGATTGGTAATAAGCGCAAGACCGCGGTGGAAATCCTCGACAAGATCAAGGGGATTTTCTTAGAACTACCCCATTTCCTCAAGCCTGGTATATACAAATGGAACGAGTCGGAGATGGTACTGGACAACGGTTGTCGTATCCTTACCGATGCTACCACCCCAACCCCTGCCCTGGGTTTTACCCTACACTGTCTCCTTTGGGACGAGGCGGCCCACTGCAATCCTAATGTGGCCGAGAAATTCTACGGGAATATCTTCCCTACCCTCCAGGCAGCGCGAGGAAAGATGATGATTACGAGTACCACCAACGGTCGTAACCTATTCTTCCGTCTTTATATGGCTGCCAAGACCGGTATGAGTGAGTATGCCGCTATGGAAGTCAACTGGGATAGAGTCCCCGAATGGGATCCAGATAACCGATGTTGGGTGAAGAGAGATGCCCTGTGGAAGAAAAAGCAGATTGGTAACCTCGGATCCGAAGAGGAGTTCAACAAACAGTTTGGTATTGAGTTCGACTCCAAGAGCACCGGACTGGTCAATCCTAAGATCATCAAGAAGCTGATCCCCCTGAGCTCTACCTATGTCAATAAGGAATTGGTTGGGGTATACCACCCCGAGGCCTGGTTCTTCCATCCCGAGTACGACTTAGACTGGCTCCGGACGGACTTCTTAGACCTCACTATCGACCTGGCGGAAGGGGTAGGGGGAGACTACACCATCATCACCCTCTATAGGCATATACCCCAAGGGCTGGAGTGTGTCGGTTTCTTCCGTTCCAATACGCTGGGCAGGGAGGACGTAGCGAGGTCCTTGTGTACCTTACTACCGAGGTTGAAATTTCCCCTGGTGTCGTTAGAACGTAATACCTACGGAGACCTATTTATCCATACGCTGAAAGCCGTGGACCCCAATTTCGACGAGTCGGTCCTGGTGAAATACTACAACGAAGGGGGAACGAAATGGCACTACGGAATCAAGATCACCTCGGGGAACAAGAAAGTTTTTTGTATGCTCTTTAAGGAAAGTTTCGAAAAGGGTGATATATTAAATGAGAGCGATGTCTTCCTCACCGAACTGGATAATTTCGAGGAGACCTCCTCCAGCTATGCCGCCTCCTTTGGTCACGACGACCTCGTGATGGCGAGTGTCCAACTCGAAGCCCTCAAGCAGACTACCCAATACAAGATCCAGAGATCGGAGTATGAGTCGGCCGGTGGAGCTCGGGAGGATGACACGCAGTTTAATTTGTACGATTTCTGATCTTCGATCAGCGAGCAACTTTAGTTGACTTTTGAATATGGCAAACTTACCAGATAAATACGACCTCCTCTCGGAGATACGCAAAGACCCCCTACAGAAAATGAATGTGGGGAGGAGAGACCCCAAGGCAAGAAAAGTCCTGGAGGAGCTCACCATTACCGGACCTCGAGCTATCCTTCCCGGACAGCTGTCCTCTTTTGAGTACCGCACCCCAATGATGAAAGAGGAGTTGGAGTACTACGATGCCTCTCCCGTGACCCTTTTCTTCGGTCTTATAGACACCCCGGAAGGCAAGCGAGTCATCGGGTGGAATATACACTACTACCCCCCGAGGATCCGTTACCAGCTCCTGGGAAAGGTCCTGGATATGTTCCGCGATACCTATTCAAAGTACTGGGATAAGGCCGTGGATAAGGAGATCTCCCAGATGGAATATACCAAACTCCTTAATGCTCTCCGTAAGGCCAAACTGGACTTCGGAGTGCGTATGTACGACCCTTCCCTGATGGCCAAAATAAGACCGATCCCCGTGGAACACTGGAAAGAAGCAGTATTCACCGAGGGTCGGTTTATGAAAAAGACGAGAGATCTGATTATGAAGTACTGGGCAAACCATTTATAGTAGCTCACTGTACATCTTGAACAGAACGTAGATCCATTTATATACTTCCATCGTAGTGGTTTCGTATTTAATGGTCGTCCCGTAGGCTTGACCGGTCAAATCATTGTTAATCTCCCGGGTGAACTCCCACGACTCTTCCCTGGTGATCGACCACTGATCTGGTACGGTGAAGGTCAGGGATGTGGGTTGCTTTAGGTCTCCCAATACGGATAGCTTGATGGCGAGCTCGTAGAAGTTAGCCTCCATATCAAAAAGGGGCTGGGGGTCTCCTATGCTATCCCGCACCAACTCCATATCATTAATCTTCACGAGGAGGCTATAAGCATCCCGACTCTTAAAGTACACTATATAGGAGATATAGGTAAAATTTTTCCTCCTTTCTTTATGCAGGAGCATCACCTGGGGGTCTTCCTCCCGGGCCCGGTAGAGTCGCAGGCGTACTTCGGCTGAGGTGAAAAAAGTCTTTGACCGTTTATCAGTTCTTACCGATGGAACAGCTGCTGGCGCAGATGTAATCCTCAGAGTATTATCCTTAATAAAAGGATCACAACCGACTGGGGAGTGTACCGTGAGGTTATGTGGGGTGAATTTCATAAGGTCTTCGTATAATGGTTAAACAAATTACATATCCAACCATTAGCGGTCATAATGAGCCCGTCAGGGTATTTTGAGGAATATCCGGTGAAACACGTATACCCATCTACAACACCACGTGGTGTTGTAGCTACAACACCACGGCTCCGTCGGAACTCCCACTTATCCATCTCAGTACCCCAAACAGTGTTCCGTGGTAACTCCAGCGAACAATCCTGGTCATTGCTTAGGATACTTAGAGTCTTAGCTACCTCGTAGGGAAGGCTTTCATGCTCCAGGAGAGTATCCATATCTGAGTGTTTGACCAAACACTCTATCCCATTTACCGTATAGATAAGAGCCAGGACCGTGAGTCGCTCCCATTGATGCCTTACTAAATAGGAATGAAATACTAATCTTTTGGTCTCTATCTTATGCAGCTCCATTATCTGGGTATTCCCCCGACCACCGTGTAGGAAAGAACATACTTCCACTCCGGTAAAGGTCACCACCTTATTCCCATTTATGATTTGATATTCATACCCCACGTTCCTGAGGTGTATATTGGGGTTTGGTTGGAATTTGGTCATATAGCAATAAATGGATTATATCTCTTCAGGAGTTCCTCCTGCCAATTTAGGTATGGCATAGTACCTTGATCCACGCCATTGAGGAAACAGGTAAGGTCTTTGATGAAATTTTTATTTCTGATGATTTTCCAATGGTGTATTTCCTCACCCCACAACGTAACCGTGGGAATAGTCTTGTGAAATATCTCACCTTCCTCTGGGATCTCCAACAACTTCAATCTTTCATTCACCTGCTTATACCAAAGTACGAGGTCTTCTTTGCCAACTTCTACTACAGGACTTACCTGCGTCCGGAGAAATTCACAGTCCACAACAATGGCGGACTTCGTTGTGCCATCATCAGTAGTCCAGAATAACTCAAAGGCTGCTCTAATGCACTCAGATGATGCCTTTAATGCATAAGCTTCCAGACCAGTAGCATTCGCAAATGGTACGTCATAATACCACGGCATGCTATATTGAGTGATGCTTCCTTCTTTTGGTAGGAATCTAATCCAACTATCCAAGGAGAAAGTATATTTATTTGTAGAGAGTCTATATTTGTCGTCCATAGTTATATCTCGTATTACGAGCTAGCCTCTATTGAGGATATATAGGACCACCCCAAAGATTTTTACCATATCTTCTTATACTCATTAAAGAGACTCAGGGTGAGACTATTCGGTGTCCCGATCCCTGACCCCGTAGGACTGGAAAAGGCAAACATACTGTGAATTTTCTCCTCAAAATGCCATTCCTCTTCTACCTTACCTCCCCAAATATCCGGTCTCGTAAAGGTGATGGTGCTTTTAGTCTGGTCAAAGATTGTACTGATCCGTTGGAAGAGTTGGAGGTGATCGGTGTAGATATCGAGGAGGTGCTCTACCTTTTCACTTCTACATACATACTCCCCACGATTGATAGCCTCGAGGAGGTAATAACCATCTTTTTCCACAATAAAAGCTAAATAACGGCCACCAGCACTCTCGTAATGGCTTACTCGCCATGTTCGGAGGCCTTTTGCCTTCTTAAATAGCTTATTCAATCCTATATCATAAAATTCGTACTCGGGCTCCCGGGTATACTTATCCCGGAGACTTATGGTAAACCTATTCCAGCTCTCGGAGGAGCTGTCGTACAGTTCATATTCTAAAAAATTATCCAATAGGCCCATGGGTATATCTCTTAAATAGGTACTCAGCTAAATTTCTGACATTCCCGGAACGGTTTTCGTCACCGATAGCAAGGTCATAGGCATATACACTCCACGTCCTTTGGAGGGTGCATCGTTCGGTGGTCTCCATACCCCACTGGTCGATCTGGGAAAATTCAAACACCTGCTTATCCCCACTACCAATAGGCTTTATAATCCTGGCTACGTGGTCTTGTTGGTCGGCAAGCTCCAATAAAAACTCCAGATCCACACTCTCTATCACCTCCTCATAACCATTGATCTTGACCATAAGGAGGTATTTATTAGGCAGCTGGAAAATTACGGAGGCATATTCAAAGACGGAAGTCATCTCCAGGGTCCTTAGCATGAACTTTGCCTTACCATCCACCCTGGACAGTTGCTTAGGAACAGACTTGAAGGTCGTGAGGGTAATGTTGTAGACCGTATTGAAATATACCCCGGTCATCTTAATGTCGTAGGATATTCCTTTGGATGGAATGAATTTTGCCATATTATAAAGCCTTATTATACCGATGTTCGATTTTTCCAATCCACTGGCGGATACTAAAGACTCCCATATCCTCACCGTCAACATACCCCCGGTACCAGCGAGGGTCGGTGGGGTCTTTTTCGAAGGTCCATTCCTGGGTGGTCATACCCCACATACTGGGTACTTCATAGGAGGTTGTGAAATTGGTGCCCCGTTCAAAACCCCGGAGAGGTTCGATAGAGGCTCTTACCGACTCCTCGTACTCGAAGAACTCCTCCAGTTTATCCGAACTGCCAATCTTTACTAATATCCGATGGCCGGTGTTTATTATCAGGCTGCAGATGAATCGATCTCCTTTCTTGATCGCCATCATTACCGACGCATACTTAGTCATTCCTAAGGGAAACTCGGCGAGGAACATTATATAAGTCTTCATCCCATCCTTGACTACCATTTCGAGGAGGTCGTATACCTTCTGGTTGTCAAAGTAGCATATTAAATTAGCCCCTCGGTATAACTCTGGCCAATGGCCGTCGTTGTGGAGGAGGTACATGCCTGGAGTAGGGATAAACGTTCTCATGATAATATATAGGAACCCCTACCCGGTTTTTACAGGTATCGCTCGTACTTCCAGTATATTATCGCTATCCACTGCTCCGCTGGTAGGATATTCACCAGCTCCCCATTAAGATAGGCGACTAGCCCCTTGGAGTCGCGACCAAAGACCCAATGATCTTGGATAGTATTGCCCCATTCATCGGTAAATTCCTTGTACCACTCGAAATTTGCGTTGGTATATATCCCCTCAAGCTCCTTGTTGAGGTTCATAAACTTACCGGCATCTCGCCGTAGCTCCTCCAGGTCCAGATATTTCTTAAGGACCAGCAAAGGGCCAGTACCGGGGGATCGGCCTTTCTCACCAATGATCAAATCATACACGAGGGTAGGTACTTCACCCTCATACTGGGTCTGTCTTAATACAAATCCCTCGAGCTCGGGAACGACTCCATATGAAGTCTCGCCCGTTCCGGGAATAGGTAATCTCTCCATTGCAAATTTTCCATCAATACTTGGGAATAGATACTCCGCAGTATCCTCCTTGCTAAACACGAGAAGTGGTTCGATGGCAGTCTTACCAGCCACCTCATGTACTTGCATTATAGATGCCCTGAGGTAAAGACTACTCTTATGGTCGTAGCATATAATGAGGTGTAGGTTGGTGTCGGGGGTAAAGCTCATTATAGTATATCTTTATACTTATCAAACAGGTGTATGGTCATTTGCCACGGGGTACGGTAATAGTATTCATCATTATCCAGCACCCATTTATCCTCCACTTCCCCTCCCCACGGATCGGTATAGCGAAAGGTCAACTCTACGGGAAGTTTCTTCTCCCAGACGGAGAGTTTCTGTACCAACTCCTTCCTCCGACCTGCTCGGTTCCATAGGACCTTATAATCTTCACTCCACGACAATCTGGGCTGGTTGTTTATGACCTCGAGGAGGAGATAGGTAGGTTCTTCGTCAGCAATTTGGTGTTCCAATATATAGGACCGGTAATGTACCACCATCCTGGTGTGGTCATAAACCGGTTGTACACGAAATTCATGCGAGGCAAACCCCCGGAACTCAGCCCTAATATCCGGCTCGAGGAAGGATTCAATACATTGTTTACCGTGTTCCGTGTATTTGTAGATAGAAGCCTCCCACGTGATCGGGTCAATATCTACGCAGTAGCTGGGATCGGGGGTAAAATTATCCATGGATCGGGTCATAATTTTCCAACAAATACTTCGACCATTCCCTTTTAGTCTTCACTCCCTGGTCTTCCCCATTGAGAAAACCGCGGAACTTCGATCCACACTTGGTAAATTTCCATTCATGATTTTCAAAATCCCATTGATCAATCTTTATAAGGGATACCATCATGGGTCCATCTATAAGGCGAATCTCCAGCTTTTCCACGATCTTGTTACACTCGGATGCAGCCTCCTCATAGGTATATCCAAAACCACTGAAGTAGGCTGGCTCGTCACCGATATGTACTAAATACCCATTGGTAGACTGAAAGTTTTCAAACTTATGTATCAGGTATACATCCACCTTCACCGGGAAAGTCTGATGAAACCACTGGGAAATACCGTAGTTACCATACTTCTCTGAAAAGTCCCCGGATACTGGTACGGTGTCATACACGATTCTCATCGTGTTATCTTGGTACACCTTCAATTCCGTGGGGGTGAAAAAGCAGTCGCGACGATTATCTGTTTTGAAAGTTCTGTGGGCCATAATAGGGGCTTTTATGTACCTATATATCGTACTTATTGGAGTGGCTTTTACACCACCCCACGTACCTCTGGAACAACATTTTGGTAAGCTCAAAAGACCTTTCCGTGAATCGCTCTCCGGAAGGGCCATCGACGACATACCCCCCAACACAAGGGCGAAAATGCCAATGTTCTTCCGTCTCGTCCCCCCAGATATCCATAGTGTGGAAGTATAGGTCTATTTCCTCAGGAAATTCTCGTTCCACATTTCCATTAAGTCGGGAGATGTACTCCACCAGAGAAGCAGCTTCCCGGTCGTACTCCACAAGATCCTCCATCTTACCACTTATTACCCCTTCTACCCCGTTCATATTGTAGATAAGGGTATTCCCGAAGGGTCTGGGCTCCGTATGGAGACTATCCCCGGCAATAATAAACGACCGATAGGTGATGACCCCCAGATTGAGTCGGCTGGAGCTGGTCAGTCCCCACTCAGGAATTTTCTCAAGGACCTCTCTGGATTCGCAAGTGGTGAAGAAGCAGTTACAAGTACCCCGACTATTGCTCATAGTGAGTACCTCCACCAGATCTCGGTCGATGTAGTTGATGGTACTGTCACCGATGGTGCTGGGCTTCATGTGAAGACTGTCCATACCTAAATCATTTTATTATACTCCTTCACCAAAAACCGGAGCCAGTCTCGGAGGAATAGCATATCCACAAATTTCCCTTCCTTAGTGCCTATTATGTAGTGTTGCTCCCCCACCAAATGAAATGCCCACTGGTCAGTCGTCTCATCACCCCAAATATCCACAATATCAAAGTCAAGAAGGAGTTGGTAACCTGGGGGGTGGTGGTCGAGTGTTCTGAGAGCCAGATAACTGCGAGAGGTTATACTCAAGATCCGGTCGGTATCATCTAAATCATCTACCCTCATCATAAAGACTGCTTCCTTCTGGTAAGCGAGTAACAGGTAGTACCTATCCCAATGGTTTATCAAAAAGGCTTGCGTACCTCCGGGAGACTCGAGAGGCTCTATTTCAAACCCCTGGGTGAGACTATACTCCCGGAGAAATTCTGGGGACAGGTAAGCTTCGGTATGGGCAAGGTCTTCATGCTTTACAATATACAGACAAGTTTCCCCAAATCGATCGCTCCTCTTAGTGGAGTAGTCGGGGTCAGGATTGAATTTTCTCATAAGACTTTACAATACTTAGCAAACAACATACCCACGATTGCTGGATACCCATCCATATGCACGTCTCCCGCACTATCTTTCCATCGGAATCCTCCAACAATCGGCTCAAAATGTCACGTATCGGTGACGGTCTCCCCCCAGATATTGGTCCTGGGGAACTTCAAGGTGACCGGTTCGTAGCAATCAAGCCTTTCCAGGATCTTCACCATACTCGTATACTCCTCATTAGCCTTTAGTACGGTCTCATAATCGGGAGTCACCAGTACCGTTTCCGCCTCATTAACCTTACAGAGGAGTATATATTCATACTTTCTATTAACGCGTCGTCGGATTACAAACGTATGGTATCTTATAATACGAGTAAAGTGTCGCTCAAGGAGCATAGCCTCCTTGTACTCCACATTACCCAGTACCTTTGCCACCTCCGGTGAGTCGAAATAGACTTTTCCGTATTGGGAGACTACCCCTCTACCAAGGAGGAAGCTACATACTGTCTTACAATTTGCGACGAACTTATCCATATCTATATATATATATCACAAAAGGGGGTAAATTTACCCCCTTTGGTAGCTCTCATAAAGGAAACTTCGCTGACGGGCTTTGGCCACCGCCAGACTCACCATCGTAGGTCGAAGGAGGCTGTAATCCTCTACCCCGGGGTTCTGTTTCCGGGCCTCTTCGAGGTTGATAGCGTATTGAAAAATGAGGTAATCGACGCTGTCCGGCTGGATCTCCTTGAAAGCCTCGACATTCTGACAACCCAGCAGGTGGACCTTCTTCCCCTGGTGTCTCGCGTAGTCCATAAGGGTACGGATCTCCTCGGTCCTGGTATGCCACGCCCGGGTCTGGGCCAGCCCCCCAATAGCGAGCCAGTCGTAATCAGGAGAGTCACAAAGACGTTTCCAATAATCAAACCCCTGGTGGATCTTAAAGACCGGTACGGGGTAACGACCGGTAATAGCCTTTACCTCCTCCCGGCAGTAGTTCTTAGGGCTTAGTAGGTCTTCGTCCCGACGGAAGTACTCATTATCCAGCTCAAAACAGAGACTACAGGGGCAGGCCTCGAGAAGCTTGAGAAATCGTTTTTTCATCTTCTCGCAGTGGTCGTGGAACTTAGGGTTATCCTTGCCCATCTTCATCTCTTTCTTATACAACCCGAAACCTCCGGAGTCGATGAGGACGCGGTCTTTCCCTACGGCCTCATGAATGACCTTGGCAGCCACCATAGGCATATCCACGGCACTGATAAGGACGCGGTTAGGGAACGTATTAAGGACCTTCGGGAGGACCTCCTTCCATTTCCCCTCGTATCCACAATGATAACAGATGGTCGAGTTAAGACCAAATACCAACCTTTCCATCAAATAAAGTCACCAAATAGATCCACATTCACTCCCCCGTTGATATTGACCTCATACAGGCCAATGGCCGTGAGGACGCGGTTAAGGGGGTCCAACACACACTTACGAAACATAGCCTCCTTATCAATAGGAGCCTCTTTCAGAGCCCAGTCGGGAAGCTTACCGGCTTGGAAGACAAAGACCGGAGCCTTATCAGATGCCCGTCGTTTGCTATGACGACAGACATAATACCTCATCTTACCCCCGTAGATAGGGTCTCCGGGGAGTTTCCTCACCTCACGGAACCAGTTGTACAGGGCCAGCCCACGAACCTGAAAAGGAGTACCGGTATGACACATTACCCCCTTGGGGTCGTTGTCACTGATCACATAGGATTTGTACCCGTTGACGGAGATAGAGGGGCACATAGCTTCCACAGGAAGACCCATCCACTCCTCATACAACTCTCCAACGAGTCCGTAGGTCTCATTCATAGCGTTTCCTGAGGTGTCGATGAGGTTGTAAATGATCTTCTTGAGCATCTCTCTGGCTGCCTTGGGGTAGCTGGCCTTGACGATCTCCATTCCCTTGGCTTTGAGGGGGAGGTGACTGGTGTCGAACTTATGACCGTCTTTCCAAAGGAGGATCTGGGCATATCTCTTCTTCACGTCGAGCCAGATACCGGCTTTGGCGATAGTCTCCAACTCGAACTTATGACAACTCTCCACATGTCGGGAGGCGTAATAGTCGTCCATAAGTTTCTCGTTGAACTTATCCAGAAACTCCTGATTGATCCGGGCGATAATATCCCTTTTCTCCTCCAGGGTCATCGTCTCGACCCCTTCAATAGTATTCAGGAGTCCGTCGTAGGACATATATAGGGAGTCGGTGTCTCCGTAGACGAGGTTTACTAATTTATTCTCCATATTTTCCAGGTCGGTAATGTTCAGCAAAAATAATTTTCCACGAGGTTGGTTCGAGGGAGCGACCGAGCATCTGGGAGAAACTCTCCGGGACGTGGGTGGCCTTCCACCTCTTGCCCAGCTTGGTGAGTATCCAACGGTCCTCGGAGAAAGACCCCCAGAAATCCCCTTGGACAAAGAGGAACTCCTCCCGGTCTTGCCAGTTCCGTTGGAGGGACTTAACAAACTCCACCCAGGGAATAAAAAAGTCCTCAAAATCACTACCCGGATCCCGGAGATCACTCACCTGGGTATAACCGAAGATATTGAAGAACACGGCGAACTCATGAGGGCCCTCCGAGTTGGTAATTCTCACGACGATCCCCAGCATATACCAGGCATCCGCCTGTACCACGGTGTATTCACATCCAGGTTTGGTACGGAGGAAATAAGCAGATTTGGCCCAGTCCGGTGTAGGGAAGCTAAGGGTCTCCCCTGCTGCCTGTACAAAACTGGTGATAGTTACCTTACCACCCATCTCTCCGATGACCCCGGGCTTGGTCTCCCCGCGGGTTGGTGGAACTCTTAGTCTTAATCCTGGTAATCCCATGTTAATATATAGGAATCTCGCATATGCGCGCTGACTACATATATGTAGGAATCCCTACAGGTGATTTACATTATCAAACTCTATGTCTATGTTATTGAATTTCAAGGTCATAGAGAAAGTACTGGATTCTCTGGATACCTTCTCATGGGAAAACTCCAGCCCTTCGAGAGCGTCAATATGGCACTGATAGAGGTATACCCTACAGATCGGTTGCCCTTGCTCAGAGAGTATGTCGTAGTAGATATCCGTACCATCCTTGTAATTCTCCGGTTTGCATACCCTATGGAAGACCGTCTCGTAGAGGAGGTAGTAATTGATGAACCCGGCGTCCAAACGGAACGTGATGGTGACCTCCTTACTGATCTTACTCAGGGGGTTGTCTACCGTGACGGTGGAGTTATCATGTTTGGGTTCTATATGACCGAGGCGGTTTCGTGAGGTCTGTGGCTGATCCACTACCAGATCACTGATACCGGGCATAGAGATGCCCTGGATACTCTCGTTGAGGAGATCGATGGCCCTGGTAATAACTCGGGGCTTCTCACTCAGGAGTCGGTCGTACTTGTCTCGGAGCTCCTTGGGGATAAACTCCTGTGGGAGGAGGAGACGGAAGAGGTCGTATCGGGGACTAAGGCTTACCACTGAACATTCTTGCTAAAAGGAAACAACCCACCAGGGTAAAGGGAAGTACCAGGAGGCCATCATAATAGAACTCCTGCAGATCTGGGTCTAAGACGGAGAAGAGCCAGAAGAGGAGAGCGATTATGACATGCACCAGGGAATAAAACTTATCAAAATTCGTTATCTGCATGAGGTATAATAGGCAAAATCAAAGGGATTGACCTCGGGATGATCTAAAAGGTACTCCCTTATCCATCGACCGGCCTCTTCGTAACTTTCCGTAGAGGTCAGGGTCGTCCCTTCTTTGAGGTTTCTAATAATGTACTGCATATATATTATATATCGTCAAAATGTATAAAAAAGTTACAGGACCTCAGGGTTTAATGCATCATACTTCTTGAAGATATAGGTCTGCCACTCCCAATAACTCTTAGTTCCTTGGTTCTCGTCGTTGAGTGTAGCATGAATTTTTGTTCCATCCGCGTCAGCGGCTGTTCCATCCGGTTCAAACTTCCACACATCTTCCCCTTCTCCCCATTGGGAAAGGGTGGGGATCTTCAGGGTATTGCCTATCAATAAGGAGTAAATCTTCTCCTCGATCCGACGGATGACCCCGAGGTCTTGGTTAAAGACCTCCCCGACCCCTCGGAGGACGACTGCATGAGTGACGACGACCTTTGGCTTGGGGTTTTTGGTTATTGGGCCTATTTGTGCGATGGATCTATTGAGGAACTCGTGACGGGCTTGGCTTTCGTGACCCTCCAGGGTATAGATCCTCAGTCCGAAGTCGTTTGGGGAAGATATTAGCCTTACTCCGGTGTCGTCATTATCATCCCATATTATAAGGGGTTCGTCGGTGCGGTCACCTGTACGCTCCAATCTATCCACCACGACCTCTCCATCCAATATCTCTATTTGATTGAAGTCGTTAAAGATATAGGTAAGATTATAACGGGGCAATCGAGCCATAAGGGTTGTAGTTAATAAAGAGGTATTGTTGCCATTCCAATAGGCTTTTTATGCCTTGGGAGACCCCGTTGAGGAAGCCTTCATAAAGATACCTACCTGCGTAGTCAAAAGTCCAGGTATCTTCAGAGATACCCCAGATGGTGACCTTAGGGAGAGTCATCTTCGGAGCAATATGACGCGTCGCAAGGATATCCAGGGCTTCCTCCGGGTCATTTACATACACGATCGGTAAATCGAAGATATGGACCAGATATCCATTCTTTAACTTACCATAACGGTAGTACTCGACCTTGTATATATTGTATACCACGGTCTCCGACCCAATCCCAGATGGTACGGTATAATGAGCCACGGTCTCAAAATAGCCGTCTTTGGTGCTTAGGAACTTATTTGGGACGTCACCAAGGGGGTAGTGAATACGATCTTGATGAGCTGAGAAGGTCACAAAAGTATGAGTCGTCCCCGTATGGGGCTCGGGTCCTTGGGCACGATCTATATGATAATTCTTGGACATTCCGTAGACCTTATGGGCCTTGTAGAAAGAATGCGCCTGTGGTGAGACGCAATCGCGTTGCGGATTAACCATTATATCGAAAAAGGATTATACTCCGACAGAAGCATTTTCTGCCACGTTACTAACAATTTTACTCCCTGACTTACTCCGTTGAGGAAGCCTTCGTAAGTGTCCCCTACGTCATTCGTTTCGAGACCTATGGGGGTAAACTCCCAATGGTGGTCTTCCTCTCCCCAGATGGTAGTCTTCACCAGATCCATTGACGGGCTGAGATGACGCACGGCAATCTTTTCCAACAGAGGATTCAGATCCTCGGTATACCTATTACCAGCGGCCGGGATATTCACGAGGAAGCCTTCATATCGTACCCCATTGGTGATAAAGTGAAGTCGGTAAACCGTATAAAAGACTGTATAACCTAACTGGTTGGGTATGACGAACTGTAGATACCGGTACGCGATTACCCCATCACAGTTTATTAGGTGCTCCGGGGCATTGGGAAGAGCAAAGTCTTCGTTCCTCATTTGTAGTATGGGGAGGTCCTCATACACCTTGATGTACCCTTCTCGACCTGAGATCGAGGCAACGAGTTGTTTTTCCATTTTAAGGGCGATACGCTTTAGTTGAACGGATCGTACTTCTCCAAAAGGTACTTCTGCCAGAGAATCTGGGAATTTTCTCCAACCTTCTCCCCATTAAGATACCCTACCCAAGGACCAAAAAGCCAGTACTTTCTCTTGAATCGCCATGCATGGGTCTCCATACCCCACTGGTCGAAGTACTCAATTTCCATATGCTCTTCCCACATAAGGGAGTCGAGGGTTCCCTGGGGAAAAGTAGCATCGCTACTCTGACCCTGATGGGCAAAATCACCATACACAATCGGCTTAAACCCAGGGATAATGACGAGGTAACTGGTGTATTTGTTGTGGGAAAAAGTCTCCTCCCACGTCAGCTCCCAAGCTTCATAACCGGTCGTACCCAGCTGCTCAGCACGACCTTCCCGGTATCTGGGAAAGGGATAATCTCCCTTAGGAAGCCACACCTGCTTATAAATACTCATCGGATGGTTAAGGAGTAGGATACAGGGTCCTCCAGAAAGAATATCGTATTCAAATATCATATGCTTTAGTGTATGCGAGGTACTTTAGTGTCTTGCGTCCTTCGGCCGTGAGGTACTTTAGCGCCTTTCATATTTACAAAGTGTTAAAAGGGTTATGGTGGAGATTAAATTTTCTCTGGACCTCTCCACGGTTAGTTCCTTCAAGTTCATAACCATTGGGACCAGTGATATGGATGGACTTATCCTTATAGGTCACTTCATAGGTCTCCGTCTCCTCTCCCCAGATGGTGACTTTCTTTATCTCCATCGTACCGGACTTCCGGGGGAGTTGATAAGCCTTCATCTTCTTAGCAAAGGCCTTTGGGTCGGCGATCCAACCATAGTTCACCCCGTCGATGTAGGCAATGTAATAGGTCTTGTCGGTGGTAAGTTCCAAAATAGCATAATGACCAGATACTGACCGGGTCTGTTTAATATCTCCGTGTGCTATGGTGGAGAGGTATATAGGACCAATAGGGGTCTCCCGGGGAAGGATGAAACCGGAGCCGACAGAGGCGAGGTTCATAGACTTTTTATACACCGGGATATAGACCATCGGTACTCCACCTACATCACAGGCGTCGTATACCTTGAAGAAGCAGTTGTCTGGGATTATTTTTATTGCCATATCCATATATGGGAAATAAAGGCAAAATTTTATATCTCCTCCAAAGCTCCGTAATGGTTAAACAAATACTGTTGCCACTCGAACCGGGATCTATCTCCCTGGGAGTTTTGATTGAGCACAGCGGATAACTGATGACCGTGGGGGTCAAAGACCCAATTATCCGATCCACCGAATATATCCTGGTCTCGTAACTCCATCTTAGGTCGAATGGTGAGCTCCTTAATTCGATCCAGATAAGGGGTCACGTTCTTCGTGAACTTCACCCCGACCCCATCGAGGACAATCAGAAAGCCGCGGAATACCCCGTCTTCGGACAACCGATAGACCCTAAGACCAATCTCCGGTTGTCGCCGGTATCTCAGGGCGTCTCCCAGGAATACATCCAGTTTCAGACCGGGGATCATCACACTCTCCTCCAGACCAGAGTTCATCGGATCGTCGTAGATGTTGATGATGGTGGAGTTGGTATGATGTAAATAGACCGAATTGAAGAACATAGCTACGGGCATACAACAAAAAGGTGGTGATATACCGGTTTTCCGAGGAAATAGGCAGCCATATATAAAGCTGTATTGAGATTGCCTATCTCTTCCTTTTTGACCAACTTACGACTCTCCCAGAATAGTACCGTGGAGAACTTATACCCTACCTGTATGGTGACCAGTCGGTCTTCCGTACGGATCTCTATTCGACCCCCGGAGCTCTTGGTAACGATTAGGTCATTACTCACGACGGTATTCTCCACCTCACTATGAACCCACAGAGGTCGGTTGCCCTTGGAGGTGCGAAGACCTCGGTCGGGTCGGGGGAAGTTCTTAGAACCTACCAGCCATTTATTCCCTCCCTTGGTAATCTGGAACAACAGGGGTCGGATCTCCTTTACCTCATACTCGGACATATTTCCCGTCGTGATAGGCTCATCCAGGATAAATGGTCTCTCGATGGCCATAGATCGACCGGCCTTACCGTAGAGGATGACCCGGTCGTAAGTGTCTATCCCATCCAGTTCCTTCTCAATATAAGGGTGGGCTTTGTTTACATTCTCGTACATAGTCATATCATGCGAGGGGTATTTATGCCCCGTTCGTTGTTGTTAATGTATATATATAGCATAGGCCCTCCCATTTTTTACATCACAATCACGTCCTCATAATGGGTGATAAGGAGACCCTGCCACGAGGCCTTGCAAAGGAGTGCCCCTCCCATAAATGACTTACCATTGAGGAAGCATTCCCATCGGGTTTGGCCAAACCCATTATCCCCGACAAACTTCCAATGGTCTTCCTCTTCTCCCCAGATAGATGGTCGTTTTACGGTGAATTCCACCTCACGACCCCGGGGGATGATCAACTGTCTCAGGAAATCCCTCGTATAGGTGGGGGAGGACACCATCATTTTTTTGTAATGGCTGTACCGCAGGATACAGAAACTCTTACCGTCCCCGTAGTAGAGTCGGAGGAGGTCATATTTAGCCTGTTTGGACGAGTCAATGACCTCTATCTCCCCGGTCCTAAACCTCTCGTCTCCAAAATCCTTGGGGAGAAAACCCTCGTGGAAAAAGGTATCATCGTAGTAATCCTTCTTATCACCCAAAAGGATGGTGAGATCACAGAACCCATGGGATGTATTGGAGTGGTAGGTATATTTTTTGGTCTTATCCAGTACGCGCATTATATAGTCTCGAGTGGCTTATATACCTTATACAGATGACGATAGATAGCTTCTATAGGGCTCGTCCCGTAGGGGTCATCCGTGAGAGAGTACCTCTTTCCGTTCTTCGTGATCTTATACAGAGCCGGCGAGACCATCTCAAAGGTCCAATGGTCGGTCTCCGTACCCCAGAGAGTAGGGTACTCATAATCAAGGATGTGGATAAATTCCCCCCAATGAATATGGAGTCTTTCCAACTTCCCCACCGCATGTCTCAGGTCATCCACCACGTAGGTGCGGAGCTCCTTCAGGACTATTACCGGTACGACGATGGGGTTTTTGTTGAGGTCGAACAAGGTCAACTCCCAGGCCTCGTAACCATCTCGGTCGTTATAAAGGACGGCATAACCATCTCGGTCAATGACTTTGGGGATATCCAGGTCCTTTTTTGGGATGGAGATAGTACTCACGTAGGTTTCATCATCTTTGATATACACAATGGCGATATCCCTGACAAAATCTATCGTGATGCTATATTGGTGATTCCTTTTTACCATAAAAATAGGGGAGAGATTATTCATCCCTCCCCTATATATAGAAGATTATGCCTTAGATTTTAGAAAGGTAATCCAATTCCGGGGTCCTCGGCAGGTTCTGCAGGAGCAGTTCGTTCCGCATTAGCGGCTGTTCCATCATCGACCTTTTCCTCGGCCTTGGCTTCCACCTTAGCGGCTGTAAGGGTAGGAAGATCGTGGTAAGATACCTTAGCAGGATCGAAATCAGCCTTTACCACGGCGATCCACTGGTCTACGAACTTAGTCGTTTCTTCGTCCCAGGGGGTATAGCCACACTTCTTCTGGAGGTCGATGATATCCCCGTGGTCATCACGAAGGTTTTCCTTGACGTACTCAATAGCCTTTTCGTAGAT